GTTTCCGAAACGCACGACTTAGACACAGGCTTTATTAACGGTTACCCAAAGGTCATGAGAGTGTCCATAGAGTTTACTGTAGACAAGCTTTTACAAGAACTTGAGAGAGCGCCATCTGCACCAAACACTCCAGCCGCAGCTTCAACCACAGCAAACGAGGCAGCACCTTTCCCAGCCAATGTAGCCGAACAAGCAAAGTCAAGTGAGGCAAAAGGACCAGTCAGTCGTGGACCTGATTACAGTGGACAGTCTAGGATCCGAAAAGAACAAAAAACTAAAAACGCAAAACCACTCCCTGGCGCAAAGAAAAAGAGGTAATAATCAATGGCGATTTCCAGATACAGAAACACTGAGTCTTTGAGAGGTAAAATATCTTTTAAGCTAGACAAAAAAACAAAACGTCCCTTGGAACTGATATTCTTTGACGGGCAAAAACTCCGTACACTAGACGCCGATTCTTTTTCAGAGTTGGAGGTTTTTCAAGTTGCTTACAGCAGGACCGACACCTTAATGGGTCTGGCACAAAAATATTATCAAAATCCATCCTACTGGTGGGTAATCGCCCTTATTAATAACATCGGCAGCGAAGCCGATCTAAAAGAGGGTACTAACGTTACAATCTTAACACCAGTGGACACTTTGATTGCGGAGCTAGGATTGTAATGGCAGATATTGAGTTCTCATATCGGCTCAAAGGTAAGGATACCGACCAACCATTTACCAAAGGCGCGACACAAAGTGACCTTGGTTTTTTAAACTATATTATACGTTATGGTGGGTATCTAGGCAAAGACGCTTCTGCTCGCTTCGCAGCGTTGAGAAAGTATGTTTTAGAACAGTCAGACACATCAGCCGAGGCACAAGCCGACCTTAAAAAACTATTCACTTATGCCACGCAAGGTGTCAAGGCAAAAAACGGTGGCAAAGATCCGATTATCCCCTTCAAAGGTAGAAGTCAAAAGTTGATAAAAAAGAAGACAGAGGACATCAATGCCTCGGTTAAATGTCCTCCATCATACAGAGTAATCCCACTAGTTCGTATTCTCGATCCTGATAGTCGATTACTCGCATCTAATCAGACTCTTGTTAGAGACCCAGGAGGCAAGGGCTTTGTCGCTCTGGATAGTTTCGATGCTTCAGTGACAACAGGCAAGTCAGTAAACGCAGGTACTACACCAATATATCAAGGAAGCTTCCAACTTACATACAAGTTTCCTCAGCAGGCAAGAAAAACAAGCCGTGAAAGTGTTTTGGCTGCGATTGCCAACAACCCTGATGGTCTTGGATATGTCTTTGGCACGGGCAAAGAGTACACAATAGAACTAAGGAACCTAAAACCAGATAATCAAAAGATTCCAAAAAAGTACCAGGGTAGCTGTGCAGCACTTCATGGTCAATCGTTATCTCTTAAATGCTCTACGCTTAAACAAGAACTTGTCGAATGGAACCCTGTTACAAACGTTGCAAAGTTTAGAATAACTTACCTACGTTCAGTCGAGACAAGAAATAAAATTAACTCTAGCGAAAAAAAGATAACCACCTTTGCGCTAGACGATCCGTCCCAAGCACCCGAAGGGCAAGCCGGTCCATTAAACTTGTTTGACGCCATTATAACAAGGATGGAAAAAAACAACTCTATATTTGGCTATCAGGGCTATACTGTCACTCGGGACGCTAATGTAGTCTTTGGAGCAGGCGCACCTCCCAACAGGCTGTTGAGGGTTGAATCTGGTCGCATCACTACTAGTCCAGCCGTTTCGGGCATTAACTTGGAAGTAGAAAATAGTTTCTTTCTGTTTCGTTCTTTATTGATTGCGACATTGCAGGTGTTTTCACAGAAATACTCACCTTTCACGCAGTCAAACACGATTCAAGACTTGGAGAATGTTTTATTTGCAAATGACATATATGACAATATGCTCATCGGAATCGAAGAATCATCAGTGAGAAACGAACTTGGTAAAGATTTAGACCAGCCAGGACTTGATGTTAGAGCAACTTATGAGACCATGGTTGTGGACGTGAACGCCTTTTTAGACTTTTACCGTGAGTTACGTTCTAAAAAGAACGCAATCAGCTTCACAGATTTGTGTGTTGAATATTTTGAAACTTTAGTTCCCAAGGTCTTGCGAAAGTGTATAAATGAGGGCGTCTCTGCTGGATGGTTTAATAGTTTTAATAACGCTGATAGCCGTAATCTGCCAGCAGGTGCAAAGCCATACTCAAACGCAGCACAAGTCGGCAGAGTCCTAGACCAAAATGGCATTGGATATTTCGGTGTTCCATCACAAAAGCAATCTCGTGGTATAAAGGCAAACTTTGCCGCAATCGGTGACATAACTGAGTTTGAAAGTTCTCGCGGAGTATACAATAAAACAGATGCCACTTTTTCCTTGGGTGAAATCGGTCGCGCTCCAGAGGTGTCTTTAGAAATTGTTCCTGAATCATTTGGCAAGTTAAGAGTTAAAAAGATCCCATCCAAAATCTTATCTGAAAGAATCCTCAGAGTTGGTTCTGCTGACACCACACCACTCCTGTTATTCAGTCGAAATGACTCGCCCACATTCTCTCAAGAAAACTTTGACCCCGTGGTTGTTAAGAATTTGACAGCCGGACAAAGAACGTCACTAGGTATCGTTAACGTAAACTGGTATGATGTTTTAAAAAGTAGGGACAGCGGTAGGGAATCTGTTAAATTTAGATTAGGATATCAAAACGGCTCGCCATTTGCGTTTGCAACGGTTGAAAACAAACACTTAGAAACTCAAGCCGCGCTAAACACTAAGGGTGAAGGCGTCCAACTTAAAGCACACAGTGTTGGCTTCACTGTTTATGATGTTTTAAACATAACGCCTTACGTCACTGACTTTTATTTTGCACCTGCATTTTTTGGCTTTAACAACGAGGAAGAAGATTTATTCGGATATTCAGGTTACTACAAAACAACAGAGACGAATATCACACTGTCTGCCGATAAAGCCCGTTTTGAAACTTCTGTTAGTGCAGTTGTCAAGCTCGATCCAAACCGCTTAAAAAGAATCGAAAAAGCCCGCATCGTTGATCCAAACGCCGCACGCAAAAGGGCACAATCAAAACTAGATAAAAATCGTTCTGAAATAAAAGCCCTGGAAGCTAAAATGCAATCGCTGGTAAGAAGATTTAATGACAGAGAGCGTGAACTAATCGCAAGCGAAGGTTATAAGCCACCCAAAGTTTCTCGTGCCTTTGGCGACTTCGCATCTGTTTACAATCTGTTCCGCGCCGATAATATGCCCGAGGATCTGAAAAAAATCATAGAAGAGATCAGGACATTGCGAAAGGATACTGATGCTCTTATAGAAAATGAGAAGAAGTTACGTAAAGACCTAGTATCAGCTAACCAAGACGCTGTTAATGCTAGTCAGCCTACGCAACCATTGACGAGTGGAGGGTATTAATAAATGTCTGCCAAATCAGCATACAAGCTAAAGTCTCTTTATGACGAGTTTGTTCTCTCTCCAGACTTTTTTAACCAAAACTTTATCGACTTTGATACACAAAATCTTTATGGTGTTGTGGATAGCTCTAACGATCTAATCTCAACTAGAGAGAATAAGATTGCCCCTCTTGATAACAGGGGTAAAGAACAAGCACTGTCCTTCGTGGCACTCGCTTATGGAGAGATGATTAAAGAAATAAAAGAAAGGATTACCGCAGGTTTGTGGGAGTCTGACTCGCTCTTTGCTAGTGCTAAAGTTGCTGCGTCATATGAATCACCATACACCAAGTTCGATGAGTTCATGACAGAACAGTTCCAAAAGATGACCTCAAAGATTTATAAAAATAGAGACATCACAACGTTTGATACGTTTTTAAAAGTTTTTGAACAGTTTATTGCAGCAGAACAATACAACTTCCCTTTTACTTTCGCAGGGTTTATTGAGACTAACAACAATCCACTCGCCAGTGGTCTGGCTGTAGAGTTTGTCAAAGGCGAAAAAAATAACTTTCAACTGAAGTTGGACTTCGTTAATGACCCTGGCTTCAAACGCTACCTTTTGTTGGCAGAAAAATATGGGTTCTTTGTTAATCGCAACTCTCCATGGAGCATGGTCGCAAACATCGACTCACCAGCAATGCAGATTTTTGCAAGTCAAGACACTGGTATAAACATCGGCACAGAGGGAATCTTCCAAAGATACTTTGACAAAGTGCCTGACGTATCGTATAATCTTTTTGTTCAGTACTTGGCGGGATTTTACAACTCCATTGCCATCTCTGAGCCTACACTCAGTTATTTAAAATATGTCAACAAGCCATGCACAAAGTATGAGACAACAACAATCACCCGTGAACAGATCACTCTTGAGACGTTACCTGCCATTCGGAAAACAAACTCCAAAACCTTAGAGCTTTTGTACTTCAAGATTAGGTTCTTTGAAGCCTTTCGCAGCAACATCAAGTTTCAACAGGCGCTGAGACTTTATATGGCGACAAAACCGTACACAAAGCGTTCATTCGGTCAGTTCGTGGAGCGACTTGTAGGTCCAGCCAAGAACTCAAAGAAAAGATACTACAGCCCATCGGGTCAAACATCAGTTAAGTCATATGACGATTACTTCGCCGCAGAAGATGCTGCGACCGCTTTGGGATGCGTAGGCGCACATCAAATGCCAAATGGCAGATTTATGCCATGCAAGAACCACGAGACATATTTGAAGTTGACAAGTTTATAATCTAGTGGTATACTGCCCATATGATTTTTCAAACACTAGACGACAAAGAGACTTGTGTAGCATCTTACTATGACGGTGAACTACACTTTGACCATGTTCCAGCAAATGGCTCGGCAACGTGGAACTATCACACATATCTTCCAAGTGACGTTGAGTTTGCAGAGCTTTACACAGGCGGCAAGTCACCGCTAGAGGTTTGTCCTGACGATTTGAAAGACAAGTGGGAGCAAGCCAACAACAGATTAAAAGCACTCCTCAAATCTTTTTACCATGTTGGTTTGTCAGTGGACGATTTTTGTTTTTACGAACTTGTCCCGCACAGGTTTCTCAGACAGCACGGAGAACTAAAAAATAAAATAACTGAACATGTTATTAAAAACTATCCCAAGCCCTCAAACTACGACCATTTAATCAAAGTTGAGAAGTTGGCGAAGGAAGTATCAACACGTCCAATAAAACTCAACCCGTCTAACATCAAGTTGCAACTCGCCACCGAAAAGGGCAGGTCAGAGTATGCCAAATACAAGGCTAATCCATACATAAACTATAGTACCTTTGGAACGCGCACAGGTCGCATGGCAACGAAGAAAAACTCTTTTCCAATACTTCTTATGCCTAAAAAAATGCGTGGCGTTATAGAGCCTTACAGAAACGTTTTTCTTGAGTTCGATGTTGTGTCTGCCGAGGTAGCTACCCTGTTTTACTTAACAGATCAGCCGATACCAGATGGTGACCTCCATGCATGGGTCAACGACAATGTATTCGACGGCAAATACACGCGAGACGAAGTTAAAAAGAAGTTCTTTGCATGGCTGTACGACCCTCGTAAGAAAAACAAGCAGCTTGAAGAACTATTTAATAGGCAGGAGATAATCAACAAGTTCTACGATGGCGAGTTTATCACCAACCCTCTAGGAAGGAAGATTAGGGTTGATGAGTCACGAGCACTAAACTACATCGTCCAGAGCACGTTTAATGACATTTTTTTAACAAACATCGCCAAGCTGTCTGATAAAATGAAGGATTGGGGCATGAGTTCCGAGATATCTTTCTTTATCCACGACAGCGTTGTTCTCGACTTTGATGCGAGGGAGAAAGAAAAAATAGACGATATTATATCCGTTCTTTCTGATTTTGACGGATACAAGTTCAACCTTCACATGAACATTGGCAAGAACTACGGTGACATGAGGGAAGTTTTATGAGAAGCATCGTATCGATTGGCGAAACAGGAGCGCTCTTCGCAGAGTTCTTAGCCAAATATTCAGAATACAACACATATACAATCGGTCACGCCGGTACAGAGTATAAAGTGCCAATTTTTTCATCCCCAGAGCGCTACGACGAGCCGCTTGAGGGTATGAAGGAGTACTTATGCACTGTTTCTGACGACGTAACGGTCGTTATTTCAGGTGGTGAGACCGTATCGCTTTGTGCTCTTAAAGTTCTTGAGCCTCTTCAAAGTAAAAATGTTGATATTGTTTATTTACAACCAACCCTTAACCTTTTGAACCAAAGTGCTATAATGGCGCATAACTTAGTTCATGGGGTAACACAAGAGATGGTTAGATCGAAAGTGTTTAAACGTTGGTATCTTTTTGATCTCGATCTTATTAAGGCAGTGACTCCGAGTGTGGTGCTGACAGAGATGAAAAAATCCATTTGTCACAATGCAGCACATCATTATCACACATTCAACTGGCTCAAGGCTCAACAAAATATTTTCGGCATTGATGAAGAAAGTTCGACAAATGCAGTGATTTCATCGTTATCCTATTGCGATTTTAACTTGACAACAGTTACAGACCTTGGTAAACTGTTATTCATACGCGAGCAGGAGGTGTATTACGGTATTAGCGAACAAAAAATAAAAACTGATACTGAACTTTATGACAAAGTTGTTAAGTCGTTCAGCGACTTCAAAAAAGAAGATGTTCGTTCTTCTTTTAAGGTCTTCTCCGTTCCATTTGAAGAAGACTTGGTATATGTCAAAAACTCAACCACGGCTGTGCAAAATAAAGTCTTGGAAGAAACTGTTGACAAAGCGAACAAATGATAGTAAAATATATGCAAATCTGATAGCAAATAAGGAGAAATAACAATGGCAATTGATTTTAGCAAGCTTAAAGCAAAACTAGACGTCCTTGAGGGCAAGGCTAAGTCTGGTGGAAAGAACAACAATGTGTTCTGGAAACCAGAGGTTGGCACACATATGATTCGTATTCTACCTGATCCTGACGGTGACCCCGTGAAGGAACTGCACTTCCACTACAATGTGGATAAGGGTGGTGTTCTTTGTCCGAAGCGCAACTTCGGTGATGAGTGCCCCATCTGCGAGTTCGCCACTTCACTGTTCCGTGAGGGTACCCCCGATAGCCAGAATCATGCAAAGAAGTTGTTTGTTACACAGCGCTTCTATGCTCCAGCGGTTATCCGTGGTCAGGAGGAGAACGGTGTTCGTCTGTGGTCCTTTCCAAAGACCGCTTACAAAGCCATCATCGAGACCATTCTTGATGAGGACTATGGCGATGTGACCGATCCAAAGAAAGGGTTTGACCTGAAGGTTACCTATGTCAGCAAAAACTTTGGCAAGGGTGATCGCGTCGTGTTTGATAGTTTGCAGGCACGCCCGAAGCCTTCTGCTCTCTGCGAAGAGGATTCTACCGCAGCCGAGTGGATGGATCATAGCATTGACCTCTACGAGATTTTCGACCGTAAGACTCCAGAGCAGGTTCAGAAGATTCTTGATGATTACCTCATGCCAGAGGGTGGTCAGGAGACCGTCCGCTACGGTGGTGGAGAAAAAGCCGCAAAGGGCTCCGCTGTCGATGAGGCATTTGCAGCAATGGGTGTGTAACACTAGGCGGGGGGCTCATGCCCCCCGTCTTCTTTAACAGGAGTGATAATGCCAAGAACAAAGGCAAAAGAAAAATCCAAGGCAGGCAAGCTTTCCATAAAAGATAAGTTAGCTCTTATTAACAAGGGCGCTGGTATGGAAGTGGCTTATAACCTGACCAAGGAAAACCCCACAGAAGTCACAGAATGGATTCCAACTGGCTCACGCTGGCTTGACTCCATTATCTGCCGGGGAAAACTAGCCGGTATTCCGGTTGGTCGCATCACAGAGATTGCCGGTATGGAGTCATCCGGTAAGTCTTACATGGCTGCACAGGTTGCAGCAAACGCACAGAAGCAGGGCTTCTCTGTAGTTTATTTTGACTCCGAGTCAGCTATCGACCCTAGTTTTCTAGAGAATGCGGGTTGTGATCTGTCCAACTTAATCTATGCACAAGCAGCCTCGGTTGAGATGGTTCTGGAGACCATCGAACAACTGTTGAACCAGACAGACGATAAATATCTTTTTGTTTGGGACTCGTTGGCATTTACACCGTCCATCTCTGACCTTGAAGGTGACTTCAACCCTCAGTCATCGATGGCAGTAAAGCCACGTATTCTATCAAAGGGCTTGTCAAAGCTGACTGTTCCTATTGCGAATAGCAACTCTGTATTGTTGGTTCTCAACCAGTTAAAGACCAACATTACTATGAATGTGGCAGAGGCTATGACCACGCCATACTTTACCCCTGGTGGTAAGGCACTTGCGTACTCATATTCTCTTCGCATCTGGCTAACAAAGAGGAAAGCTAAAAAATCTTTTATTGAAAACGACGCAGGTTTCCGCATCGGCTCAGAAGTAAAAGCAAAGCTAGAGAAGTCTCGCTTTGGCACAGAGGGTAGAAACTGTACTTTCCAGATTGTCTGGGGAGATAAAAACCCTCGCATTCTCGATGAGGAGAGTTGGTTAGAAGCTATTAAGGGTTCAGAACAGATTAGGTCCGGTGGAGCTTGGTACACTCTCGTCCACGATGATGGCAGTGAACAAAAGTTCCAGGGCTCCAAATGGCTAGATTTTCTACAAGAAGAAAAGTTTCGTAATCAAATCTTAAAGATTATGGATCGCGAGGTCATTCAAAAGTTTGATGAACAAACTGGAGACGCCTCACACTTTTATGATGTAGACCAAGAATAATACTTGACTTTCGCGGGAGAGTGGTGTATAAATAATATTCTACTCTCCCGTGGAGTCTGTAATGGCACAAAAGATAAGCAAGGCTAGTAAGCGTGTGCAACGTTACTTTGAGTTGGCACGACGCATGGCAAAAGAAAGCACCTATGGCAAACTACGTCACGGTGCTGTTTTAGTCAAAGGCGGATCCGTTGTATCCGTTGGGTTTAATAAAGGATGCTACTCTGCTTTTGGGCAACGCTTCCGAGACCACAATATTGGTCATGCAACCCAACACGCTGAGATTTCAGCGGTACTCGGAGTGTCAGAGAAAAATACCCGAGGAGCTTCTCTGTTCGTTGTTCGTATCAACAACTATGATAAGTTTCGTATGTCAAAACCTTGCTGTATGTGTCATCAAGTTTTGAACTTTGTGGGGGTCCGCAAAGTTTTTTACACCACTGGAGAAGACACTTATGAAGTTAGAAACGTCAGAGGAACAGCAGGAGAGTTTCGGCATAACAGTAAAGACTTTGCGTAAGAATAATGACGGCTCAGTTGATGTGGCTGTAAAGGTATCAGAGCAGTTTAAAAAATGGTTCATGTTTATGAACCAACTTGATTCCTGGGATGAAGACTACTTTCAGAAATGGTTTTTGGGTAGTCTAAGTGATTTTATTGGAGACAACTATGAATCGAATGATGATAGTGGACGGTAACAATTCTTTTCTACGCAACTATGTCGTAGACCCATCATTATCATCTAATGGTGAGCCCATTGGTGGATGTAAGGGATTTCTTAAATCTTTGCAGAAACAGTGTCGGATCATCAAGCCAGATTTTGTTGTGGTCGTATGGGACGGTGAAGGAGGTTCTCTTAAACGGAGGACTCAAAATAAAAACTATAAAGAAGGACGCAAGCCTATCCGGTTTAACCGCCCCAACACGTTTATGACAGACAACCAACAACTAAACAATCGTATCTGGCAAATGGGTAGGCTTGTCGAATATTTGAATGAGATGCCCGTGGCACAACTTGTTTCAGAGAACGTGGAAGCAGATGACCTTGTAGGTTACATCGTATCTCGCTTTCCTGATGTAGAAAAAGTCATCGTCTCGTCAGACAAAGACTTTTTCCAACTCTGTGACGACAAAACTGTCGTTTACCGACCTATTCAAGACAAAGCTGTAACGAAGCAAGTTATTTTGGATGACTTTTCTATTCATCCAAGAAACTTTGCACTCGCCCGAGCCATTGTGGGTGATAAGTCAGACAACTTGGATGGGGTGCCACGGGCAGGACTCAAAACCGTAGCAAAGCGTTTCCCTATATTGAAAGAGGATCGCGATGTATTCCTGAACGAACTTGTGCAAGTTTGCGAAAACGCCGAAAACAAAGCAAAAATATTTTCTAGTATTATAGAGTATAAAGACCTAGTGTCAGAAAACTATAAACTGATGCAGCTATACTCCCCAGCCATTTCCAGCAGGACAAAGGCAAAGATTGATTGGACACTCCGTGAGTGTTGTCAAGACTTCAATCAAATGGAGATTGACAAGATGATGACTCAGGATGGCTTCGGCAACTATAACTTTTCGACCCTCTGGGGTACTTTCAGAAACATCTCCTTGCAAAAGGGCTAACACTGTGCTACACTACCGCAAACAGGAGAACAAATGAAACTAGATTACGAGAACGAGACATTATCAAAGTTCGGTAAAAGTTTCCAAGAGAAGTTAGTACAGAGTATGTTTTACGACAGGTCTTTCTTCGACCAGATGTCGGATGTATTTGATCCTTATTTCTTGGAAGTAAAATACTTGAGGATCTTTTACGAAAGGTTGGCTGACTATCGAGAGAGGTTTGACAAGCACCCGTCGATCGATATTATGGCTTCTGTCATCAAGACCGAGATGGAGGAAGAGTCTGAGGTTCTACAAAAACAAGTAAAAGATTACTTTGCACGCATTGTAACCACCAGTCAGGTCGAGGACGAGGAGTATGTTAAAGTCACAGCGCTCGACTTCTGCAAGAAACAAAAACTAAAAGAAGCAATCATGAAGTCAGTTGGGCTTCTTAAAACTTCCTCGTTCGATCAAATCTCTGAAGTGATCGAAAAAGCCATGAAGCTCGGACTGGATAATAATCACGGTTATGATTATCTTCTTGATTTTGAAGAGCGCTTCTTGAAACGATCGCGCAATCCCATGACAACTGGTTGGAAGATTGTCGATGATATTACAAAGGGTGGTTTAGGTCGCGGAGAGTTGGGTGTTGTTATTGCCCCAACAGGCGCAGGTAAGTCCATGGCTTTAGTCCACCTCGGTTCACAGGCGATTAAAGAGGGAAAGAATGTAGTTTACTACACACTTGAGCTTCAGGACACTGTTGTAGCCAGCCGCTTCGACAGTTGCATCACGTCAGTAAAGTTGCAAGACTTGCATTCATTTAAAGATTTAATTTACGACCAAGTGAAAGACCTTGAGGGTAAGCTTATCGTAAAAGAGTACCCCACCAAGTCAGCCAATGTAAATAAGCTTAAACAGCATCTAGAAAAGCTGAGACGCTCTGGTTTTGAACCTGACTTAATTTGCGTCGATTATGGCGATCTTTTGCAACCTATTTCTTCTTACAAGGAGAAACGCATCGAATTAGAGACTATTTATGAAGACCTTCGGGGAATGGCACAAGAGTTTGAGTGTCCCGTCTGGACAGCAAGCCAAACTAACCGCAGCGGGTTAAACGCAGAAGTGGTTACGATGGAATCAATTAGCGAAGCATTCAACAAATGTTTTGTAGCGGACCTCATCTTCACTCTATCCAGAACCATTACAGACAAGAATAATAACACAGGACGTATCTTTGTAGCAAAAAACAGGAACGGACCTGATGGTATCGTTTACCCTATTTTCATGGATACGAGCAATATTAAGATTGATGTTCTTCCCTCGACAGGCGAAACAGCAGAAGAAATTAATGACAACGCTGCAAAGAAACAGCAAGAGTCGTTGCAAGAGAAATATAAAAAGTTCAGAAACGGAGGAAAGACTTAATGGAACTAGCATCAAAGATACTCTCGGACATCACCGTCCACATGAAATATGCAAAATATTTGCCCGAGAAACAGCGCAGAGAGACCTGGGAAGAACTGTGCGATAGAAATATGCGTATGCATATGAAAAAATATCCCCAACTAGCGGACGAAATCGAAAAAGTTTACAAAGACTTTGTTTTTACAAAAAAAGTTTTACCATCCATGCGCTCTATGCAGTTTGGTGGTAAGTCTATCGAAGTAGCCCCAAATCGCATTTACAACTGTGCTTACATGCCTATTGACCATGCGGACTCATTTGGTGAGTGCATGTTCTTACTTTTGGGCGGCACGGGTGTGGGCTTCTCTGTCCAGGCTCATCATGTTGAGAAACTACCAGAGATTCGCAAGCCAAACCAAAATCGCACTCGTCGTTTTTTGGTGAGCGACAACATTGAAGGCTGGGCTGACGCAGTAAAGGCTCTGGTGTATTCTTACTTCAAGGGCACATCAAAACTTCGCTTCGACTTCTCTGACATTCGTCCAAAGGGCGCACGACTTGTCACTTCTGGTGGCAAAGCCCCAGGACCACAGCCCCTTCGGGAGTGTCTGGTGAAGGTCGAGGGTATTCTCCGTGAGAAACAAGACGGTGATAAACTTCAGCCCATTGAAGTACACGATATGATCTGTCACATCGCTGACGCAGTTTTAGCGGGTGGTATTCGTAGAGCAGCACTTATCTCTTTGTTCTCAGCCGATGATGATGAGATGATTGCCTCAAAGGCTGGTAGTTGGTGGGAAGCCAACCCGCAACGCGGTAGAGCTAACAACTCAGCAGTTATCCTTCGACACAAGGTTGATAAAGAATACTTTTTAAAACTGTGGGAGAGGATTGAGAAGTCTGGTTCGGGAGAGCCTGGGATCTACCTGTCTAACGACAAGGACTGGGGTACGAACCCTTGTTGCGAGATTGCCCTAAGACCGTACCAGTTTTGTAACCTAACAGAAGTAAATGCTTCTGACCTTGACAGTCAAGAGGAATACGAAGCCCGAGTTCGCGCAGGTGCGTTTATTGGCACCCTGCAAGCCGGTTACACGGACTTTCACTATCTACGTGACGTATGGCGTCGAAACACTGAGAAAGACGCTCTCATTGGCGTCTCGATGACTGGTATTGCATCTGGTGCAGTGTTGAAGTTAGACATGTCAAAAGCAGCCGATGAGGTTAAAAAGGAAAATAAAAGGGTAGCCGAACTAATCGGTGTGAGACAAGCTGCAAGAACCACTTGTGTTAAGCCAGCAGGCACAACGTCTCTAACCCTTGGGACTTCTAGTGGTATCCATGCTTGGCACAATGATTATTATATTCGTCGTCTCCGAGTTGGGAAGAATGAGGCAATATACACCTACTTATCTCTGGCACACGAGGAGTTAATAGAAGATGAGTACTTTCGACCCCATGATACTGCTGTCATATCTGTTCCACAAAAAGCACCAGACGGAGCAATCTATCGAACAGAATCAGCCATGTCCATGCTTAAACGAGTTGCGAAGATCTCCCAAGAATGGGTTAGGAAAGGTCACCGCAAGGGACAGAATACCCACAATGTCTCAGCCACGGTAAGCATTCGTGAACACGAATGGGCAGACGTTGGAGAGTGGATGTGGGAGAACCGCGATGTTTATAACGGTCTCTCGGTGCTCCCCTATGCAGGCGGAAATTACAAACAGGCTCCCTTTGAGGATTGTTCCAAGGAAACATATGAAGTCATGCTTCAGTCCTTGGCTAACGTAGACCTGACAAACGTCTTTGAGGCAGATGACAATACTGACCTCTCAGGTGAAGTCGCCTGCGGAGCAGGAGGTTGCGAGGTTACATAGGACAAATAAAGTTTTGTCTAGCGAGGCAGGGGTTAATACTCCTGCCTTTCTTTTTTTACAAACTATTTATTCATGAACCTTACGAGGGATAATTATGCCAAACGAAAATATCCAAGTATCAACGGCAGTAGAATTTGCCGAGTTGAAAGGGTCTCTTCAGAGAATCGAGGATACCATTATGACCATCAAAGAAAAAAATGAGGAGATGGCAGATGATATTACAAAGATCAAAGAAGCGATCTATAATCCAGACCAGGGTATCTACACTCGCTTAAAAGAGTTGGAGAACTGGAAGGATGGCATGAGTAGGGTTATGTGGATAGGCGCATCAGGAGTCATCGGCTCACTCGGAGTGGCTATTTGGGAAGTTTTAAAAAATACTTAGGAGTAAATAAATGGCTGGTCCAGATCAATACAAACCAGGGGTAGGCTCAGTTGGACAATACCAAATGAGTGCTAAGCCCTTTTTATCATCAAGCATTCATGTTAGACATACCGCAGTTACGGAAATCAACTTTCCAGCGGTCACAAGCTTTATCATGATTCAAAATAACTTGCCTACTGCCAGCGCAAACATTCCGCTGCTCGCAGGCTTTTCACAAGCCGGTGTTGTAGGTGACGACGGTTTCAAGATTGTTATCAACAATGGCGAAACTTTTAAAGCCGATTTTAGAGTGAGACAAGTCTTCCTCGCGGGTCTTGGTGCATCCACCACAGGCTCTGTTTACGCTGGTCTTACCGGCATTGACAGTCAGCTATCTGGCAGCAAGGGTATAAACTACTCAGGCTCATTAGGTATCGGCTAAAGATAATACTTGACATGTGGGTGACCTCTTGGTACAATTCAGACAGGAGGTCACCATGAAAGAAGTACAAATCATTCCAATTAAGCCATCTTGGTATTGGCACGACGACAAAGAATACGATGGTATTTATACCGCTTGCCGGTTTCACCGCGCAGGCGAGTTTGTTTCTAAGTTCCCAATTATGATTAAAATTAAATATGATCAAGCGCTCATGGATCTGATGGGCGAATCAGCTTATTTAGACGAGGTTGTATCGATTCTTAATAAGCCCCCACCACCTCCACCATACAAAGGTCGTGGTCGCAGACCAAAACAACGACCTCCGACATATGGCAAGGTTGAACTAATAAAACATTACTACAGAGAGAAAGAAGGTCTTAAATATCTTGAACTTATGTTGTATTCTAGTAAGGGTAAAAACAAAAGATTGTTTGACCCAGACGGTGCAACAAAACAAGGACAAGTCCGACCTGATGGTCGCAAGAACAGGAGCAAGGGTGAGTAGTATTAAATTTAAAGTTTATGGCACGAAAACTTGCCCATACTGCATCCAAGCAAAAAAGTTACTGGAAAAGAAAAAAATCGACCACGAGTACTTGACACTTGAACCATCCAGTGATATACTACAAGAGTTGAAAGAATACACCAAATGGGCGACGGTGCCCCTGGTGTTTGAAGTTGATGAGAAAGGTCATGAGACTTTTATCGGTGGCTACACCGATTTGAATGCTAGAGTAAGGAGTTTGTAATGTCGAATGATGTAAAGAATAATATCCACATGCATGTTGCCGAGTACATTCAGGCTATTGCAGCTATTGAGGATTGTATGCGACCCTATCGTGAGCAGCGTAAGGAGCTACGCAAGAACTATATCGAGAACGGCTGGCTAGACAAGGATCAGATTTCCCTGGCTATGCAAGCCTACCGTATGTTGGAAAAGCAGATTCACTTTGAGGATCTGGCTGAAATCTACGAGAACTTGGTATACACTCTTGCTGGTTCCAATCCCCACGACACTGGAGCGCAGCAATGAGAGAGTTCAAACCATTGAATCGTCACCTGCTGGTAAAGCGTCGTGCGGAGGATAAGAAAGAAGATTCGACCTTCGTTTTGCCAGAGGATTACCAAGCACCCACTGACCCATATGAGGTCGTTGAGGTAGTTGCGCTTGCGGAAGACTGTTCTTTGGACGTTAACTCTCTCGATGAGGTGGTGGTCGAGCGCTCTCAAGTGCAAACCATAACAGTTGATGAGACCGACTACCACCTTGTCTTACAAAACCACGTCTATGGAGTTCTGCCATAATGGAACTTATTTCCACTCATTTGGTAAAACAAAACGACGTTGGTTATCATGGTAACCTTTTTGGGGGTATCATGCTCGCTTGGTTGGATGAGGCAGCAGCCTCTTTCGCATGTCAGGTGGCAGATACCCCCAGAATGGTTACTAAAAAAATAGATGATGTAGTGTTTCATTGTCCTGTTCGACCTGGGCAGCTTATTAAAATCTATGGACAGGTTGTAAAGATTGGTACATCAAGCGTGGATCTGGAGCTTGAAGCTCGACGCCACTCTGTTTACAATGGCACGCAGAAGCTTGCCTGTTCCACAGTTATGAAGTTTGTCCGCATCGACGGTGACGGTGATGCCATTCCTATTTCAGACCGTGTTCGTATCAAATACGGTTTTCAACCCATCGAGAACATGAATGCTTTTAAAAATGAAAATCCCTCTTTATGAGGACAACAAATGCTTTGTAGAGTTGGTAGACGCTGTTGGCTCAGATCTTTCGGTTGTAAACTCCGCTCGCGTCTCGTTTGGTAAGCACAAGTCAGAACTTGACAGCAAAGATAAAAAGCTTATCAAGTATCTTATTAAGCACAAACACACTTCAACTCTGGAGCACTGCTTTGTAACCTTCCGTGTTAAGGTTCCACTGTTTGTTCGTTCACAGCATCATCGTCATCGCACTTGGTCTTACAACGAGATTAGCAGACGCTACACAGACTTTGACATTCAGTTCTACGAGCCCCCGGCTTTCAGGACTCAGCACAAGTCTAATCGTCAAGCGAGCAACGCTCACGACTTGATTGACCCAGTTATTGAGAGTTGGCAGTATGAAGCCTCCGACTGCATCACGATGCATCACGATGCAAGTTTAAAGTTGTTCAACGAACTTATTGAAGCAGGTGTTTGTCGCGAACAAGCCCGTGGTGTTCTACCGCAGAACATGCTGACGGAATACTACGCTTCAGCCAACTTAAATAATATTTTAAAGTTCATTGACCTTCGTACACACGAAGGCGCACAAAAAGAAATCCAAGATATGGCTCTTGGAATGTTAGAGATTATTACGAAACTATACCCAGAAACTGTAGGAGCTTATCGTGAAATCAGGGGGCACTGAATGGTCATCACTGGAAAAATTCTATGCGCTGCTATCGTGGCTAACTCAGCATTCTTTGGTGCTTCTGGCGCGAATCGTGCTTGTCGTTATAGCAGCAGTATTGTAAAAGAAGCAAAGAAAAATAAACTTGACCCAGTGATGTTAGCTGCAATGCTACACGTTGAGTCCAACTGGAAGCCCCATGTCGTCTCATACGCTGGGGCTTGTGGGATCGCACAGGTTATGCCGCAGTGGAGTAAATACACTTGCGAACAACTAAAGGATCCAAAGATTGGCTTACCAGAGGGCGCAAGGAAACTTAACTACTGGATTTATAAATACGGCAAAGGCAAAGTTTTGGTAGGTCTTTGCGGATACAACGCAGGCTTTCGCTGCAAGGGAAACAAACCAAATACTCGTGGAATCGAATACGCGAAGAAGGTTTTAAAAATAACAAACAAGATTAAAAGAAAGATTAAACATGGAAAATAATATTATAGGTATCGTCGGTCAAGGATTTGTTGGCTCTGCTCTCAGAGAGGGTTTGAAGAAAAAAGTTAAAATCGAGACGTATGACTTGGTTAAAGAATCGACCTGTGAGAGTCTTGAAGAGTTGTGTTCAAAGGCAAACATCATTTTTGTATGTGTTCCAACACCAATGAATGAAGATGGCTCGTGCAACGTTGATAACGTTTGGAAAACAGTTCTTGACATCAACCAGTTCAGCAATGGACAACATATAGTTGTGATTAAGTCAACGGTCACACCGGGAACAACACAAAGCCTGAACGGTTTCAGCGATCGTTGCTCTGTCGTTTTCAGCCCAGAGTTCTTGACAGAAAAGAACCACATTGAGGATTATAAAAATCAAAATAGGATTATTTTTGGAGGAGACCCAAACTCCACACAAAGACTGACAAAACTATTTCAGGATTTCTTTCCCAAGTCAAAAGTCATCAGCACCGATTCAACCACAGCGGAGATGGTCAAATATTTTGCCAACTGCTTCCTGGCTGTTAAGGTTTCGTTTTCTAACGAAATGAAGCAACTCTGTGATAAGATGTCGATTGACTATAATGAAATGATCGAGTGTGTCGTCGAGGATAAAAGGATTGGCAAAACACACTTTGCAGTCCCTGGACCGGATGAAAAGCTTGGCTTTGGTGGAAGTTGTTTTCCAAAAGATATAAACGCGATGATGCACTTCTGTCTAAGTTATGGTGTTGATCCTTTGGTTCTCAAAGCAGCCTGGGAAAAGAATCTAGAGGTTAGACCAGAGAGGGATTGGGAAAAACTAAAAGGTCGCGCAGTATTGTGAGAAAGCTAAAGAGGCACATCTTCACCCATGCAAATAACATTGTCGTAGGTGGCGATGTTGCCTCTTTATTGTGGGCACTTAAAGAAGATTACTGGGTAGTGTTCACAGAGCCAAGAAAGCCCTTTCCCTTTGAGAAGTTACCAACAGGAGACCCAACACAAGCCTTGTGGGAGTTCCTCGCGTTACAACTCAACTACCGTGGAAAAATATTGGGAGTCACTCCAAATCAAAGTATTCGCGCTGATGATGGTGTTCTCAAGGTCATGACAAAGAATGGCTCGCTGCTTAACTACAAGTTCGATCAGCTTGTTGTAACCAACCCTGAAATGTTCCAAGGCGGCAGGATACAAGAACCACTTGACAGGAAAATGTTTGTGGTGGATACTGTAAGGATGAGTGCTCAACCACACGACTATGTTTATCACTATGTGGGCGATGATTTTGTCAATGAGATACATTTCTGGATTCACGGCAGAAGAAAAACTTTAGAGGTTGTCTCATATTTAAAAGAGTCGCAGCTAGATGTGTTTGAACATAGTTGGGTGCCTATGCGTTATAAGTTGCTTGAGATCGTAAAGGGTCTCGGCATGAAGGGTCCAAGCGGAGGAAAACAGCGAACCTATCCACTTCGTTTTGAATATAAAAAGCGCACTGTCAGACCCGTCGAAAATCACACGTACCACGATGAAGATAAAATAAAGTTTATCACAGTTAACGAGAACGAGCTATGGAACGAGAAGGTAAGAGCCCTTTGGCAAAAATGGTCGGAATCATTCCGCTGGATGGATATGGAAATGACGAACAGTTTCCGTATGCTCCTTGGCTAAAACCGATTGTAAAAGACCTGACTCTTGTTGAGAACGCAGTTATGCAGTGCGCCTTCTTTGGTTGCAAACAGATTTTTATTGTTTGCGAAGAGCGCTCTGCCAAAATGCTTAAACGACATGTGGGTGAGTGGGTTGAAGATCCCTCTCATTACTGGAGGCATCACCTTCGACCGACAGAGTATCGCGTTCAAATACCAATATATTATGTTCGTATGACCGAGAAAGACAAGCGACAACGCGGTTCGTACACTTGGGCAATATTGCAGGGCGCTGAGATTGCCAATAGAACTGCTCGTCACGTTTCTAGATGGACAATGCCAGAAAAGTTTTTTGTTACATTCCCATGGGCAGCTTTTGACTTTTGGGAAATAAAAAAGTTTCGACCAGCATTTGTTGCAGTTAGTGAGTTTTATTTTTCACACAACGGCAAGACAGCTTGGGACGGTGAGTTTCTGCCATTTACTTTTACACAGTCGTCCTGGCGAGAGATGAGAAAAAACTTTTTTAAAGAAAACACTCTCGTCTGGAGAAGTATTTCTGATTTTAAACGAGGAGAGAAATGGCTAGAACGACTGCCCCTTGAGGAACAACACTCTGGCAGAACTTTTCCCTTGGATAAACTTCTCTTGCCCATTGACAACTCTACATACAAAGAGGCAGAGTTAGAACAATATTACAATGCCTACACCTGGGATGGCTATAGAGATGCAGTGTCTAAGTTAAAATACCAGAGACCCAAGACACCAATACTAAAAACAGCAAACCAAACAAGAGAACTTGAAAGACTAGGAGAATACTACGATGAACAACGGTGAGGAGTACGGGAACATCCCGTTCAGGATTTTAGAGGACGTCGGTCTGCCATTTAACTACATTGAACTTTCTTATGAACAACAAGCTTTTGTTGATTATTTCCTTGACACAATGACAGAAATGAGAGATAATATAACAAGATTAGAAGAGCACGCAGATCAACTAGAGAGAGAACTAGACATAGCAACTAGACAAAGAGACTTTGACGATTAGGAGAAAACATGACAGACCGAGCACAGCCCAGCATTCCCTTTGTTGGACTTCACTCTCACTCCGTATTTAGTATTTTCGATGGCATGGGCTATCCGCAAGACCACCAGAACTTCGCCTGGGAGAACGGTATGGATGCCTTGGCTCTCACAGACCACGGCAACATGTCAGGGCTTGCTTATCAGGTGCTAAACGCCAAGAAGATGCAAGCTGAAGGCAAAAACTTCAAACCTATCTTTGGCATCGAGGCTTACTTCATCGACGACTTGGAAAAGTGGAAGGTCGAGAAGGAAGAGCACCTTGCGAACCAAAAAAAGAAAAAGAAGGACGATTCCTCTGGTCCGGTGATCGAGGACGAAGCAGCGAGCAAGCGTTCTGCCAAACACGTTCTCAACCGTCGAGCACACCTTGTTCTCCTTGCTCAGAACCAAACAGGTCTAAACAATCTTTTTAGTCTCGTGTCAAAGTCATACGAGGGTGAGAACTTTTATCGTTTTCCCCGTGTTGATTACAAGATGTTGCGTGAGCATAGCGAGGGAATCATTGTTTCCTCTGCTTGTCTCGGTGGTCCTTTGTCCAAGTGCTTTTGGAACAATCGTGAGGAAAGCCCAGAGGCTGTTCACAACTCGATGGTCAAGACTATCAACGAGTTCAAGGATATCTTTGGTGACAAGTTTTACTGCGAGCTTCAGTGGAATCGTATTCCCGAGCAGCATGAAGTAAATCAACACATTATCAAGGCAGCGGCTGAGACCAACACCGAGTTGGTATCCACTGCTGATGCCCACTATCCTCGTCCAGAGATGTTCAAGGATCGTGAACTCTACAAGCAACTTGGCTGGCTGGGCAAAGCCAAGCCGGATTACGCAGACTCCACGTTACCTGAGAAGCGTGAAGACCTGATGTACGAACTCTATCCCAAGAATGGCGACCAGATGTGGGAGGCTTACAAGTCTTCGTCTGAGGAGTTGGGCATTGAGTACGACGACAAGTTGGTTCGACGCTCATTGCAGAATACTTATCATATCGCGCATGAGCGCATCGACACATTCTTTCCTGACGCTCAGGTTCGCCTACCGGACTTTGTTGTGCCTGAAGGCTCGACAGCTACGGAAGAAATGACTCGCCTCTGCATCGAGGGTTTGAAGGGTCGCAACTTACATACAAAACCAGAATACGTCGAGAGGCTAAAAGAAGAAATTAAAGTTATTGATGACCGTGGTTTCTCAAAGTATTTTTTAACAATGAAGGCGGTGGCAGATGAAGCAACAAAAACTCAACTGGTTGGAGCGGGTCGTGGTAGTGCTGCTGGTTCTCTTGTCGCTTACGTACTTGGTATTACGGGTATTGATCCCATATTGTATGGTCTGCTTTTTAGCCGCTTCCTTAGACGAGATGCTGTTGACTATCCCGACATCGATTACGACGTTGCTGACCCCATGGCTCTGAAAGAAGAGTTGATGGAGAAGTGGGGCAAGGATACGGTTGTTCCTATCTCCAACTACAACACTTTGCAGTTGCGCTCTCTTATCAAGGATATCGCAAAGTTCTACGGTATCGACTTTTCAGAGGTCAACCGAGTTACAAGTGTCATGGTTTTGGAGGCTACGCCGCTCGCTAAGGCACGCCATGGTATTACTGCTGGTGTTTATACCCCTACTTTTGAAGAGTTAATGGAGTTCTCTGATTCTCTCAAAAAGTTTCTCAAGAAATATCCACACGTTGAGACTCACGTCAAGGCTTTGACAGGACAGCTACGTTCGATCTCTCGCCACGCTGGTGGTGTTGTGATCGCTGACAACTTGAACAAGCACATGCCCTTGATCAACAGCGGTGGTGTTCAGCAAACTCCTTGGTCTGAGGGTATGAACGTTCGGCATCTTGAGCCCCTTGGGTTTATTAAGTTTGACATTCTTGGTCTCGCAAGTCTTCGCATGGTCGAGGGTGCTATCAGCCACATTCTGCAACGGCATCATGGGATTGAGAATCCTACGTTTGACGATGTTAAGAAATGGTATGACGAGCATTTAAGTCCAGATAATATGGATTTGGACGACCAAGCTATCTACGAGAATATTTTTCACAAAGGTCGTTGGGCTGGTGTGTTCCAGTTTACTGAGAAGGGCGCACAGAACTTCTGTCAACGTGCAAAGCCAAGGTCTATCATTGACATTTCGGCTATCACCTCTATCTATCGTCCCGGTCCTCTCTCGGCTAACGTCCACGAGCAGTACGTCGAGGCAAAGGAGAACCCACACAACATCAAGTATCTTCACCCACTTGTCGAGGAAGTAACAAAAGAAACTTATGGTTTCCTTATCTTCCAAGAGCAGATTGCTTTGCTCGCACACAAACTGGGCAAAGACCTTACACTTGACGAAGGCAACATGCTTCGCAAGCTACTAACCAAGAAAGGAACAGGCAAAGGTAATGAAAAGAAAGTCGCCATCCACAAGAAGTTCATTGCAGGATGTATTGAAAAAGGAATCGCTGAAGCCGAAGCTCAAAAGCTCTGGCAAACCTTTGAATACTTCTCAGGGTATGGTTTTAATAAGTCCCACGCTGTTAGCTACAGCATTCTTAGTTATCAGTGCGCCCATCTTCTTAACTACTACCCTGTTGAGTGGGCTGCTGCCTTCCTCGACAAAGAACCGGAAGGAAGGAAAGAGCGGGCTATCAACATTGTGCGAAGCCTTGGACTTGGAGTAGAGAACCCTGACATCAACCTATCGGGTCGAGTCTGGGAGATTGCTGACGATGGCAAGAGTCTCATTCAGCCTCTTACCTCTATCAAGGGTCTGGGCGATAAAGCAGTTGACCAGATTATGGCACACCGTCCTTTTGAGACTATCGAGGAACTTTTGTTCCATGAGGAGATTGTTTATTCTAAGCTTAACAAAAAGGGGTTGGATGTTCTTTGCCGCACACAGGCTTTGAACTCTCTAATGGATGAGCGCTTCTCAGGACTCAAACACTTCTGGTCTGCGGTTGCAGTCGATAGACCAAAGAATAAAAAGAAGTTCTTGGAGAACATCGAGACCTACGAGCCAGAGGGAGACTTCTCAAAGACCGAGAAGATTGCCTACCTCGTTGAGTTGGCAGGTATCTTCCCGTTCCACCTTGTCATGTCTCAGCAAGTCACAGACCAACTCGCACACTATTGCATCCCGCCACTAGGCGAGTTCGATCCAGACTTGGGAGCAGCTTGGTTTATCCCTCGCGAGGTTATCAAAAAGAAGACTCGCAGAGGTAAGGATTTTTATATTGTCCGTGCTATCGACGATACCTCTAAGTCATCAACCATTAAGGTTTGGGGTGTGGACCCTAGCAAAGACATTATCCACGTTAATCGCCCTTACATGGCAAAGCTCGACTACTCTGAACAGTGGGGCTTTTCAACCCGTTCCATGAGGTACGGATGGAAGATGATTGCATGAGTAATAATCTAGGAAGAAAGCTAAGACGAAAAAAAAGCAACAAGGTTTTAAAACAAAAGAAAAAAGAGATGGCGCAACAAGTCGGCATGTTTAATCTCTTGCCAGAGAGTTGTAACATTTGTGGAAAGCCTTTTGATAAAACCAGCCGCGACCACCACATGACTTGGCGTGTCGCAGTCAACGAGGAACATCGAAAGGTAGCTTTGGTTTGCCCAGACTGCCAAGGAGAAGCGAGTGAAGAACACGACAGCACTTGAAGTTATAGAGGGTATGGAAAACGGCAAAAAAATATTTGTTGTTTTTAAAAGTCGGCAATGTCATTACTGCGTGGCTATTGAACCATCACTAAAATATCTTAGTGAAAAGTATGATAATCTAGATATGAGATATGTTGATACCGAGTCAGATGACTTTGACGTATTTGAAGAAAACATTGATGGAGTGCCTAGCATAGCACTTATTAGCGAAGGCAAGTTCAGTCTTCTAAAAGAACCAAAAGACCCTGACGAACGTACTTGGTACTCTCTTGGCTATCTTGAGGAAGCAATTAAAAAGTTTATAGGAGAATAAATGAAAGAAGTTTTAACTTACGATGACGTGCTTCTAGCGCCTCAATATTCAGATATTCGTAGCAGGTCAGAGGTCCGCTTAGATACAGACCTTTCAGCAGGACTGAAGTTGACTTTTCCTGTCATCTCATCCCCAATGGACACTGTGACTGAGGAAGATACCGCAGCCACCATGTCTGCTTACGGTGGAACATCAGTTGTCCATCGCTACAACACCGTAGAGGAACAGGTAGCTATCGTCGAGTCTCTTATATCAGCAGAGGAAGATACTTTAGTAGGCGCTGCTGTCGGAGTGACTGGAGACTTTTTGGAACGAGCACAGTCCCTCTTTGGTGTCGGTGTAGATTTTATTTGTGTTGATGTTGCCCACGGTCATAGTATTCTTATGAAAGAAGCCTTGGAGACCTTACGTAACAACTTGCCAGACGACTTTCACATTATGGCTGGCAACGTGGCAACAGTGGAGGGCTTCAATGATTTGGCTGATTGGGGTGCTGATTCTATTAGATGTAATATTGGAGGTGGCAGTATTTGCACTACAAGAATACAAACGGGACACGGTGTTCCTGGGCTTGAAACAATATTCCAATGCGCCAAATCAGACCGAGATGCAAAAATCATTGCAGATGGCGGCATTAAAAACTCGGGTGATATTGTTAAGGCTCTTGCTGCTGGCGCTGATGCTGTTATGTTGGGATCGCTCCTTGCAGGAACAGACGAAGCCCCTGGTCGAGTATTTAGCACACCTGATGGGGAACTGAGAAAGCAATACCGTGGCATGGCTTCTGCGGCAGCGCAACATGCTTGGCGAGGTAGAGTCTCATCACTTGAGGGCGTATCATATTCAGTTCCTTACAAAGGCTCATTGCAAACGGTCTTGGAGGGGTTGGATAAGGGAATCCGCTCAGGTTTATCATATTCAGGCTGTAGGAATATCAAAGAACTACAAGCTCGTGCAGAGTGGGTCCGTCAATCTCCCGCGAGCCAAATAGAAAGCTCAGCCCATATTAAGAGGAAGTAAATGGCAAAAGGAAAACCGGGAGAGAGTCGATTAACATTCTTTGTCGAAAAGGAACTGCACGAAGCTTTTCGTGTAGCTTGCGGTGAGGACAGCATTAGCCAAGCAGCTTTTGTTCGTCACATGGTTAAGTCTTATGTTGAGAAAAACAAGTGGACTATCCGACTCGTCGAAGAGTTAAGAGGCACTGGCAAACAAGACGCGAAGAAAAGAATAAAAAATTTAGAAAACGAAGACTACAAAGATTTTTATGATCTAGACGAAGATGACATTGAAAACATCTTTGATAGAATCGAGGAGGCAAACCCAGACTTATGAGTAATAAATGTAGCGATAAGATCGGTAAGATATGTCAAAACAAAGAGTGTCGCCAATGGATAGATTATTCAGAGGATGACAACTGTGTGTTGGTCGCAGTCGAAAAACACGGCAAGATGACATTAAGAGAATGTGCCAAAAGATTGGGCGTTTCTTACGTCAGAGTGAAACAGATAGAGGACAAGGCAGTCAAAAAGTTGGTAAAAAAGCTCATTTCCACATAGTTATCTTTGGAGGTGAAGATGCGATACAACGTTCAATATAAGATAGAAAACAGTGAAGACCAACGTAACATCGAGGTCTCAGTTGATGACCAAGAAGAGTTGGTACGGTGGCTTGATGTGCTCCGTAAGCTTGAGAACGTAGCTGACGTTGAGTTTTCACTCGTGGAAGAGGATTTAGATTTTTAGAAAACTATTTATCTTGGTTATTTTCCCATAAGGAGAGTTAATATTATGAAAAGAGATAACAAAGACATGAAGGTTCTTCTTGAATCTTGGCGTGGCTACGTTTCCGCTGATGCTGAAGTTCTTACCGAAGGTGAGAAACGCGGCGAGAAGATGGAAGAGCGTGGACACAAAGAGCCTATGGAAGAAAAGCGTGGCGACGACGACAAGATGGAAGAAGGCGCTCACGAAGAAAAGCGTGGCATGGAAGAAGGTGCCCACGAAGATGATAAAGAAAAGCGCGGCATGGAAGAAGGAATGCATGACGATAAGATGGAAGAGGGTGCCCATGAAGAAATGGAAGAAGCACACTGCTCCGAAGGTATGCACGACGACAAGATGGAAGAAGCCGCCCACGAAGATAAGATGGAAGAAGCAGCACACGAAGACAAAATGGAAGAAGGTGCTCACGATGACATGGATGAAGCCATGCACGACAAAATGGAAGAAGCTGCCCACGAGGGTGACGATTCCATGGAAGACAAGGTTGAAGCCTTGGTTGACGCAATCGCTGCTGCAATCGAAGACGAGACTGGTGTCGCTGTTGAGGTTGAGTCTGATGAAGGCGAAGCCGAAGAGAAAGCAGAAGATGCAGCAGAAGATGAAGCTGATGCTGATGATGATATGGAAGCCGCCGCAGAGGATATGGCAGACGCTGACGATGACATGATGGACGAAGCTCTAGAAGAAATCGTTGCCGAGGTAACACGTCGAGTTCAAAAGAGACTCGTCAAAGAAAGCCTCAAGCGTAGACTTGCTAAGAATCTTGGCTAAAAACCATGAAAGAAATATTGACTCTCAAACGTGTTAGTTTGGAGGGGCATATTAAAAAAGAGTTCCCTACTTTTGAGTATATCGATAAGCGCAACTCCTTTTTGATGAAATGCCTCTCCAAGCTATTGTTTTTCAACAAACACTTTATGAGCAGATTTATTACAGTTATTGGTGCAAAAGTTTATGTGCCACAAATGCCATGGAAGCCAAACGCACCATACACAGCCTGTGAGGTTATGGCTCACGAATGGGTCCACATGAAGGACAATAAAACCTTTGGACCATTATTTAAGTTTCTATACCTATTCCCACAAATCCTAGCACCACTCGCACTTTTTGCTTTTTGGAAACCGTGGATGATATTCTTTTTAGTATGCGCTGCTCCTATTCCAGCACCATTCCGTGCTTGGTTTGAGTTTCGAGCATACGTCGTTAGTATCGCGGTTCGTTGGTGGTTGCTTAAACAGGAACCAAACTTGCACTGGGTTACGAAACAGTTTACTCAATCAAACTACTATTATATGCTTCCAGCAGAGAAGTTTCTCAAAAAGAAGTTTGTAAAAGAGTTAGAGCGCATTAAGCGCGGCGATTTAAAAGAATACGAAAAAGATATTAAAACCGCACTCAAAATATGAAAAAAATATCCCTAATGAACTTTCTACGCGAGACCAACTCTCTCCGCGTAGATGAAAACGTTGTGTTTGCCGAGAAGGCTTTCATCATCAATCAAGTGATGAACACAATCAGTGACAAAGAAATACCAGAAGAGAGTATCGTAAAACTCTTGACATTAGTGAACAAATATGTTAAAAATGAAGTTAACATCTCATTCAACGACGGTAAGCTAACCGTGGAGTTCAATCATGGCAAAGAAGAAAGTGAAGATGACCTTTTGGCAAGTTCCGCAAGATAAACAAGACAAGGGCGCACTCAGGTTTCACTTGCAAGCAGACGGCTTGACACCTCAGAGTCGCCGCCGTATTACAACCCTACTAAAAGACTGGAACATTATTGCTGAAGGTTTTGACCGACATCAGACCCTTTTGGTTTTCTCTCATTGTTTTAATGACCGGGATGAAGCACGCAATTTCGTGAAGAACTTCCCTGAAGATCTTATTGTAAAAGGTTATAACGGCAAAGACATTGCTCACTTTTAATACTATTTAAAATATGCAGTACAAGGAAATCCTTTCTCGTTTCCAGCATTTCTTAGCAGAAGATACGCAGTATGACTCCTTTGAGGGTGATACGTATGCTATTGATATTGATAACTTAAAAGTTATTGCTTCTAAACACGCTGAGGAAAGGTCGAGGAGACATGTCGGTGCCCGTGGTTCAGGTGGACAAAGGCTTGGTAAGATTAGTCGCCAATCAGTTGTTAGAGCACTTGACCGCGCTTTACCCCAAATATTAGACGACTTTGCCAATGGAGAGATAACCAACGGCGAAGCATTTCACGTCCGTGCAAAACAGGGCAACCAACCTGCACTCAACATAGTAGCGAAGTTGGACATGAGAAAGGGACCAGACCGTTTGGTCATCATCACAATGATGAGGAAAGATGACTTCCGCACAGACTCGTTCGGTGATGGAAAACAAACCACTTATGATGTGGACCTAAAAGGTCAAGAAGAAAAGTTTACGAGATAAAACCATGGATGAAAAAAAACACGCTGATATTAAACAAACAGTCATGACACCAGCAGGCAAACGCTATCGCGTCGTTGGTGATTATGATCCAGAGACGCTAACTGAAAAAGAATACAAAGCGTCACTAGGTTCCAAAGCAGCCCTTAAAAAACATAAGGGCAAGTGCAAAGCTGCCGTCGAAGCAGGTGAGTTTGACTGGGCAAAAGAAGATCCATACGCTGCTTGCCAAGCTGCACACATTGCCATCTACGGCAAACCAACTGTGCCAAAGGGCAGTAAGCTAAAGGAGATGATTCGTGAAGAAGTCATCGCTGCTATCAATGAAAAGAAGGACCGCTGCTACAAGATTGCAAAGCGCAAGTACGACGTGTTCCCATCTGCCTATGCTTCAGGTGCAATCGTAAAATGTCGTCAAGGAAAGATTTGGAAAGACCTCAAAGGCGAGGGAATGGAAGAAGAGCTTGACGAAAAAAAAAAGAAAAAGAAAGCAGGAACTGAAGCTAGAAAAGAAAGTTCGCTCCGTGACTGGTTCGGTCGTAAGGGCGCTCCTGGCAAAAAAGGTGGCTGGGTAGACTGCAACGCTCCTATCCGCAAAGACGGTAAAATCGTTGGACATAAACCATGCGGTCGTCAAAAGGGAGAGAAAAGAAAGTACCCCGCTTGCAGACCAACTTCTGCCGCTTGCAAAGAAAGAGGCAAGGGCAAAACCTGGGGTAAGAAAGCCTCCAAGAAAAAGAAGAAGAATGAAGCAATACGAAGACTACACGAGGCTCTCAGTCTCTCTGACAGTGCTCCATTTAGCACGCCAGCGAAACTATCCGATAATCCGTACCGACCTTTTTCTGATAAATACTACGATTATGTGAAGGACCAAAGATCCCTCTGGCGTGGTGGGAAGGTCTCCTACGACCACCTAGACGAAGAAATCTTGAAGTCTGACCTTGGAGAACAGGTTTTACACGAGGGAGAGATGGTACCATTGGATATGCCGATGCCCTTGATGGAAGCTAAGCTTAATGGTCGAGAGGTTGAGTTAAACTCTCCCATGCGTTCCAGTGGACCAAAAAAATATAAAGTTTATGTTAAAGATCCCAAGACAGGTAATGTGAAAACCATACACTTTGGAGATAAGAAAGGTGGTCTGGCAGTTAAGATCCACGACGCTGGCGCACGCAAATCTTACGTCGCTAGACACAAGTGCGAACAGGCTAACGATAAAATGAAACCTTCATACTGGGCATGTCGCATCCCAAGATATTCAGAACAACTTGGACTATCAAAAATGTCATACAGGTTCTGGTGATGAGTGATTTGCCTTTTGAGGAACAATACGTAGCAGACAAAGTGTCTATCAGAGTCTTTTCAGAACTGGTGGATCCAGAAGAACTAAAGTGGCATCAAGACGACGAAACAAGATTAATAGAAGTAATAGAAGCAGGCGGTTGGTTTATTCAATACGACAACGAACTACCCATGCCTTTAAAGGAAAACAAAACCTATTTAGTAAGGAAAGGTGAGTGGCACAGAGTCCTTAAAGGACACGGCAACTTAAAAATAAAAATAGAGAGATGGCATAATGAGAGCAAGAGCTTTAATAATTGAATCACTTCTCAAGGAAGCAACTGACGAGGAGAAGCTCGTCGCATCTATTCTTGATGATGTCTTTGATGATTTGGAAGCTGATATCCAATCGAACAAAGACAAGCTCGCACCAGAAGTGCAGAACGAAGCGGTAGGTTTTGCTATCGCAGGCTCCATTGTTTCAATGCCAGCCCTGTTAAAACTCGTTGGAAAAGCAGTAGCAAAAGTTCAAAGCAAGCTCAAAGGCGAGAAGGTAGACACCAATACTATCATTAAAGTAGCAGACAAGCTACACCACATTCTTATTGGCGGTTTAGAAAAGGTATTGCAGGTTGTCTTTCGCATCAAAGATAAAAAACAAGCACACCGTTTGGCAGTTATTTTATTTCATGCCATCGTTGCAGGCTTGTTACTAGCATCTGGTAAAGCCTTTTTCAAAGCACTCGCTAAACACAACAACGTAATGTCGATTCTGGAAGGCTTACTTTCAGCAATCAAATCAGGCGAACTCGGAGTCTTTCTTGTAGAATCATTTGGAGAGATTGCCACGGCACTTGGCACCAGTGCAGAACTCGCAGATGCAGCAGATTTAATGGATGCTATTGAAGGTGCAGATGAACTAACAGAAATATCAACAATGGCAGGAGGCTCTGTCGAGGGGTACTCATTACCACTTGGCGCAAAGCCAGAGGATTATAAAATGGAAAACAAACTAAGAATAACTAAAGGACGTTTACGTCAAATCCTAGCGGAAGAAGTAGCACGTCACAAAAGACTCAGCGAGGCTGCTCACGACTACGAAGGCATAATCGAAGGTGACTTTGTTAACATCATCGGCGGTGCGCTTACTGGTGCTGTAGGCAGAGTTGTTGAACTTACCGTGTCCACGCAAGGAAAACCAGCACTCGTAGTAAGACTAACCAAAGACGCTGATATGCAAGTCTACGGCAAAAGCGGTGACGAAGTTATTGTTCAACCAAAGTTTGTTGAGAAAGATCAGGGCATGTACTCAATGACCACACTAGAGGAAATGGGTGCGAAAGAGGAAGAAGCCGAGGCTGACGAGCTTGCAGCAGAAGCACTTGAAGAAGGTATGCACACAGGTGATCCAAAAGCACCACCAATGAGCGCCGCAGTATTTATTGATATGATTGCTACTAAACTTGGCATGAGCAAAGAAGAGGTCGCAAAGAAAATGGCTATGGCAATGGCTGATATCCAAGCCGCTGAAGATTCAGCCGAACGTGCTGGTATGTCACCAAGCGCAGGCGAAAGAGAAAGATTCGATAGAGCAACAGACGACCGCTACAGCGATGAGTTTGAAACTTTTGCCGATATGAAATACGCTATGGCTCAACGCGACAAGATGGAAGAAGAAGCCAAGCCTGACTTCTTAGACCTCGATGGCGACGGTGACAAAGAAGAATCAATGAAAAAGGCAGCAGCCGATAAAGAGAAACTAAAAAAAGAAGTCCGAGCAATGCTTGGCGAAATGTTAAAAGATGACTAAAGATTTAGAACAACTTATTTTATCCAAGTCCCGTCCAGTTCAGAAAGAAGTAAAACAACTTCAAAAGTCTGAACTGGATAGACTTATTGTTGAACAACTTTCAGGACAACAATCTGAGCGCAACCTAGTGAACTTGATTAACTCTTGCGCTTCACCTGAAAACCCACTTCGTCTCAACCTTGGAGACCTCGGTACGCAAGAGGTCACTGGCGCGAAACAACTGGGTGGAGGTGCCCCTGAGCCCAAAGCTGACATAGCCATCTTCACTAAGTCGAACCCCAAAGGTTTTGGCATAAGCATGAAAAAAGAAAACTTCGCTTTTCTAGAGAACTGGATGGATGAGAAAAAACTCCGCACTAGATTGAAACAAGTGGATCTAGAAGACAACGAAGTTGACTTGATCATCGCAGAGATCAAAGAAGAGGCTAAGAACTTAGTCAGGATTATGGAGCCTGTTATTAATCTAGAGAGACAAGAGTTTACCAAAGTGGTGCAAAGTGTGATTCCAGATTATAGCTTTCCAGATTTTATTGGTGGTAATCAAGAGGTTATCAATGCTCTGATTAACTCCCCGGTGTTTGGCAAGAACGGTAAATTTAGGAATAGCTTTTTAATCCAAAACATGTATGTCACTTTGGGTGGCTTGTTTGGCGACAAGTACTTAAACTTTTTAAAGTTGATTATTGGCGGCGCAAAAGATAACCCATTCCCAGCACAAGGGGTGTTGGTTGTTGATGTCGAAGCCCAAGACAACTGTGAGGCGTTGCCTGATATTTTGCAAAAAATAAAATCAGTCAACGCAGTCGCTCAACAATACATGGACGATCCTAAGATTAATATCAGATTCAGATTAAGACCCATTACTAAAGTGAGAACCACATATTCAAAAACCAACAGAGGTAAATACAAAGTGGGACAGCGCTTATATGAAGATCCAAAGCTTGGCATCTCTTGGACTGTCTCAACAACAAAATAGCTTAAACAATCATAAACAACGGTGTATAATAAACAAAACACGGAGGGAACGTGAAACACTATGACAACGGTCAGGACTTACAACAAAAGATTTTAAGCGGAGTTAATAAACTCGCAGATAACGTAGCATCAACATTAGGACCAAAGGGAAGAAACGTCCTGCTACACCAACACGGCAAAAGCCCAATCATTACAAAAGACGGAGTAACAGTTGCTCAGTTCGTCGATTTAGACGACCCCTTTGAGCAAGCTGCCGCACAAGTTATTAAACAAGCCTCAGAGAGAACTAACAGTCAAGCTGGAGACGGTACCACAACAGCTACCGTTCTCGCTCGTGCAATCTTTTCTGAGGCGCAAAAGTTTATTGCAGCAGGTGAGAGCCCCGTGGAACTAAAGCGCGGCATCGATAAAGCTGTAGAAAAGATTGTTCTTGAACTGAAACAAGGCGCAAGACCTGTTCAGTCAAAAGAAGATATCCACCACATTGCAACTATCTCCGCTAACGGAGACAAGGCTATTGGCACACTCATTGCCGAAGCGGTGGATAAAACTGGTCGAGACGGCGCGATTACCATTGAGGAAGCTCGTTCTCTCGATACCTCACTTGACCTTGTTGAAGGTTTTATTTTTGACACAGGTTATTACTCTACACAGTTTGTTACCGATGAAAGGCGACAGGCTGTTAAATATGACGACCCGTTGTTTTTTATAACGGATCACAAACTCTCAACCGTTGATTCCCTCCTTCCCCTCCTTGAGAAAGTGGCACGAGACGGAAGACCTCTGGTCGTCATAGCCGATGAAGTTGAGGGACAAATGTTAGCCGCACTCATTGCGAACGCAGTTCGCGGTTCGATGAAGGTGGTTGCTGTAAAAGCCCCACGTTACGGTGAAGAAAGGCGCTCCATTTTGGGAGACCTTGCGCTCGCCACAGGTGGAACATTTGTTTCTCGACAGTCTGGTATGCCCCTAACAAGTGTCACAATGGAGCACCTTGGTGTTGCAAAGTCTATTGACATTACTAAACATGCAACTACAATCGTTGGCGGGAAGGCTGACTATGAACAAGTAGAGAAACATATAGAAAACTTAAAAGTTCAAATCGCTGATGAGTCAAACTCTATCCAAGCTTGCACGACTCTACAAGAGCGTATCACTAGACTAGCTTCAGGAATCGCCATCATTAGAGTTGGTGCTGCGACTGAAGTGGAGATGATTGAGAAAAAGCATCGCATTGAAGACGCTCTTGAAGCAGTTCGTTCAGCACAACAAGAAGGCGTACATGCCGGTGGTGGAACATCACTCCTACGCGCATCAGAATCGATTGTAACGGAAGTTGACAATCCAACGCAACAAAGAGGCGTCGAAATAGTTCTCGCAGCTATACGGGCACCTGTGCGGCAAATATCTGAAAACGCTGGTGAATCCGCAGACTTGGTAGAGCAAAAGATAATTAAATCTGAGGAAGGGCAGGGATACTGTTTTGATTCGCACACCATGGTAGACTATTATTCACTAGGTGTGATTGATCCACTGAAAGTAACTCGCTGTGCATTGCAGAACGCAGCTTCAGCAGCAGGGACTTTGATAACAACAAACTTTGGAATAGTGGAAAAAAAGTTGTAAAGAATTGTAAAGATTGCAAAAAAAGGGTTGACTTTAAAGATGGGTGTGCTATATTGCTTGTGTAGGAAATGAGAGGAGACAGTATGGCATATCGATACAGAGGACTTCGCAATCGTACTTCCCGAGTCCACGATGAGTGGGAACACGATAAGATCTCAGACATCAACGCTCGCATCAAAGCTTTGCGAGACGGTGGTCGATTGACCCCTCGGTTTGCAGAGGTTGTCGATTCTTTTGAGAAGTTTGTTGAGGACAAAAAGTGCTTGACCCCTGGACAGGTCAACTTTCTTGTCAACATCGAGCGTCAATGCTTGCCAAATGAGAAATGGGAAACTTCTTTTACTGATGATATGCGCGAGGATTTGAATCTCGCTGCACAGTATTACGCAACCACTCCTTACTTTACGTTGCTCTCAACTAAAGTCTTAGAGGATCCTGACTACATTCCTACTGAGAATGAGTACCAGAAGATGGTTCTCAACAAATATGCCCAGAAAGCCATTAAGGTTCATCGTGAGCCTGCAAAGTGGCAAAAGGGCGAGCAGGCTATGTTTCGACAGACTATCACCGCGCAATACTTGCCACCGCAGTGTGCTACTCGACGTGTCGCTTCAAACCTTCGTAACACTAAGTGTTTGGTGGTTGACCACGTTCCGCGACCTGGGCTTTACAAGATAGTCAAGGTCATGTGCATGGCTGCTCCAGAGTTGGGTGTCATTGAGCTTGAAGAGCGTTGGCTCAAGAATGCTCCTAAGCCCAAGAAATAATGGAGGAACCAAAAAAAATATGAATATAAAAGTAATGTTGACGATGGACTTAGATGAAGTTCCATCAAAATGCGCTGAAATGTTAGATGACCGCATGAGTGCAGTTGATAAACATATACAGTTCACAAGGGCACGTTTAAATAATAACTTGCATAATGGAACACCGCCATCACCTGAAATGATAAGCGAGATCTCCAGCCTACGCAAGACTCTATTTTTACTTGACGCACGCCTAGAAGAAGTAGAACAAATGCTAGCTGGATATATTCAGCATAAGCTCCCTCAAACAACAACCCAGAGGGATTTGTTAACGGAGGGAACATACAGTGAATCTGAAGAAGGGTGACGTGGTTTATATACCACAAAATACAAGAATAGGTATTACAGAAAAGCTTCCAAGAAAGTCTTTCCTGCCAGCGACAACCCCAGAGCCTTTACGTGGCATCTTGGTAGAAATGAATGAGGGGTTATCAACAGTATATCTCGCTGGTGAGTTAGTAACAGTGAAAACCGTAGACGTAAAAAAGTGGAGAAACAATGGTCAAGCTAGTTCAGTTGAGAAAGAATTTCACCCAGGGTTTTTCCCTAAAAGAGATTTGGGTTAACGGTCAAACCATTATTTCTGTCGAAGAAGATGAGAGAATGGTTGATTTTTTTCGGGCGAATCAAGAACAGTTTCCCGAAGGTTTAAATGAAAATACCATGTTTTCTAAGCTGCGGATCGTCGGCAATGGTGCCGCGACAGACTATTTACAAGTGGTTGGCACACCTGAGTCAGTCGCATGTAAGTTATGAAAATATTTCTTAGTTTGTTCCTGATGATATGTGCTCACGCAGTCGCTTGGTTCACATACAACGGACAGTTTGTTTGGAAGTCCTGGGGCAAACATCCCTTACTCACAGCAGTAGCGCTTGGACCACTGGTAACTATTTTGTTCTGGTGGTCCTCGCGTTTTGGCTACGAAGCACTCGGCTCAGCTTGGTCGGTTCGCTTCCTGGCTTTCGCAGCATCCTATTTTATTTTTCCCATTCTTACATACTTCCTGATGGGTGAAAACTTCTTTGAAAAGAAAGTTGCGGTCTCCATGCTGCTTTCTTTTATGATCATTTATATCCAAGTTTATTGGAAATAACTCTTGACTTCTTCCACAGTTCCTGTATAATAGAGGCAGACAAACAAAGGAGTGGATATGAATCTGGGTTACGCCTGCTTAAACATGACTCTTTCACAGAAGCTTCCAAAGGGTCAAGAAAAAGTAACAACCAATCGTTCGATGATCCGCCGCACATACCTGCAAAAAGGTGTGGAATATGCGTCTGAGCTTTCTCTCAAGAACTGTGAAGACTTAGAAAAAATCATTGATTGGAACGAAGAAAACAATATCAAAATCTTTCGTATGTCATCACAGATCTTTCCATGGGCAAGTGAACACGGCATCAAGGCATTGCCTGATTACGAACGTATCGCAGAGGTGCTGCAACGCACAGGCGACAAAGCCAAGCGATATGGTCAGCGTCTTACATTCCACCCTGGACCATTCAACGTTTTGACGAGTGATAAAGAAAAGGTCGTGCTCAACACTATTAAAGACTTGAGTATTCACGGTGAGGTTATGGATCTTCTAGGGCTTCCACGCACACCCTATGCAAAGATTAATATTCATGTTGGCGCGACTTATGGCGACAAGCCTGCTGCACTTGCTCGTTTCTGTGAGAACTTCCACCGTCTACCTGATTCAGTAAAGACTCGTTTGACAGTCGAGAACGATGACCGTGCTAGTATGTATTCCACTCGTGAGTTAGTAGAGAAGGTTCACTCTCGCATTGGTATTCCGATTGTCCACGACTTGCATCATCATACTTTTTGCACTGGTGGGCTCAGCAACAAGGATGCACTTGAGTTTGCAGCAAAGACCTGGGGTGACGTAAAGCCTGTAGTTCACTACTCGCAGTCCCGTGCTGAGGAGTTTGGTGATCCCAATATTATGGCAAAGGCTCACTCAGACTCTTACTGGATCCCAGTTGACACTTTTGGAAATGATGTTGACGTTATGCTTGAGTGCAAACTAAAAGAGCTTGGTCTCTTCAAGATGCGACAGTTGTTAAAGGAGAAAAAATAGAATGGACTTGAGAGTAAAACACGAGAGAGGCTGGGCGCTTCTGTTTGCATGGCAAGCAAAAAAGTCAGAAATTTGGAAGAAAAATAAACCAACCCCTGAACAAGAGCGCAAAGAAAACGAAGAATGGGAAGCATACAAAGAAGTTGTTTTGCCTGTTGCTAAAGAAGCTTTTAAACAGTTCCCAGACGATATCCCTGTAAGTCTTCGTAGCGATGATGAGAGAATGTGTAGGTTCCATTGTTTTGCGATATTTCCTGCCAGTTCGATGGTTCATCACAAGTATGGAAAAAAGAAAGATGCTTGCCCTCGATGCGGTGCTGTGGAAGAATATATGGATGTTGGCAAAGTTTCCGACAGCGACCTGCTTTTTATCGCGGATCGTGGTTACACGTTCGATCAACTCCGTCGCTGGGGCTACTTAGGGATTCCGATTCCAGAGGATGCGGACGCTGCTTGGAGAAAACGACAAGCTGCTTGGAGAAAGAAAAATCGCAAACAGGTTCAGGAAAACCACAGACGTAGGGTGATAGAGGACTTTATAATGGGGCGAGTCGAGGAAGATGAATTAACACCTTCAATGATTAGAGAGATAAATGCACTACAGCTTCCTCAGTAATATAACCGCAGACAACTTTCTGTTAGAAATGTTAAAACTTTTTCCTTGACAAGTGGAAACAACGTCCTAAATTGATATCAACAGTGCCCAGAGGAGGGCACAGGAGGAATAAAATGAATAACTTAGTCCGTCGCAACCGCGACATTTTTAACCACGTAGACTCAATGTTTGATGACTTTTTTGGAGGCAACTTGCAACCATACATGTCAGCCCGTCGTCAAGCAAATGTTGTGAATCGTGATGAGGACTGGCAGATTGTTTTTGCTGTTCCTGGGGTGGACCCAAGCGAAGTAGAAGTGAAGATTGATGATCACGTTTTGAGCGTTAGCTATAATGCGAAGAACACAGATAATCGCTTTTCTTTTGTATCTTCATTCAGCCGCTCTTGGAATATTGATCGAGATGTCAATCCAGATAATATCCAGGCTAATTTTAAAAATGGTGTTCTAACAATCACGGTGCCAAAGCCAGAGAGCAAAAAGCGCGTGGTAAAAACCATTGAGGTTAAGGCTATGACTTAATAGTTATTAACACACATAATACACATATGGAGTAGCGGTCAAATCCCAGCCAAGCGAATTGGGATCCCGATATCGGGAGCGAGGGGGGCACACAGCCTCCCTCATTTTTTTATCTAAACTATTTATAACGTCATGACAGAACTAATAATAGTTTACGCAATCGGCGTTGTTGTTGGTATCGTTCTCGATAATATTTTTTGGTATGCAGTGGCAAAAATGAAGATCGAAGAATAAACTTTTCAATATGAATAAAACTATTTAGTTGGACAGGAGTCGCCAATATGAAACGTAAACTAATCCGCGAGATGGTAGAACAGTACCTGCTCCAAGAAGTTTCAATCGCAAAACAGAAACACCCTTTTAAAGCAATCCTAATGACAGGACCAGCAGGCGCTGGTAAAAGCTTCACCTCAAAGAGACTCTTGGGTGTGCCCTCTGAAGTGATGCGTTTCACTCTTAACCCCGACGACATTATTGAATACCTGTTTCCAAAGTTCGATGTGTCTCTAAAGTTTGTTCAGGACGCAGATGACCCAGTTGGCAAAGCCCAAGCAGAGCTTCGCAACATTGCGAAGGTTGGTACAATGTCGAAAGCCGCAGGTTACATTAACCGCGCCAAACCGCTTTACATCGACACAACCGCGCAAGAACCAGAAAGAATAATCCCTGTCCTAGAAAAACTAATTGAACTCGGATACGACATTGGCATTATCAAGGTTTTCGTACCCAGAGAAACATCAGTCGCAAGGGATCAAGCCAGAGAAAGAACAGTAGGTAGAGAACTCACAGGTAAAATCTGGGATGACTACAATAAGAATGTAATCCAAGACAAAGCATACGACAACTGGGCTGCTGGACAGCAATATGCAAAAGTTTTAAATCCAGACGGCAAACCATTTGTTAACGTGTTCAATCTCGGTACCGAAGATGTTCGCGATGATGAGGGTAACCTAATCGCCAAGGCACGCTCTAAAGTTGAGGACGTAAAGGGCGATGTTGATGTCACTGTCGAGGAGATGGACAGAGTTATCAGCGACCTCCGTAAAGGAGTATCAGACTTTCTAAAGCCAATGTCAGTTCCAAACCCAGTGGGCAAGGATCTGTATGATGGCATGAAAGAGCTTCTTAAAATCTCAAAAGGTAGACTCGGCAATGAGTTGACAGACTTTTACACTGTCGCTATGGATGCCCCGGCTGCACTAGACGTTGCACCGATTGAGAAAGCAGTTAGTCGCATCGGAGCCATTACTGGTGAGATTGATTTAGAAAAGTCGCTTGAAACACTTGGCAGCATTATTAGACAGGCTGCAAGAGGCAAGGCAAAAGGCGTTGCCGCACGCACAGCATCTCAGGTTACAGACAAACTAAAAGATGAACTTGCCGAGAGAGTTTACGAGAAGCTTAAAAAAAAATTAAAGTTTCCACCACCATATTATGAGCCGATGCTAGATGACTCCGTTTATCCTCTAGATGAAAAAGAAGATAGACGTGGAGCCACACCGGCATATTGCAAAAGAACTCCATGTAAAAAGATGGGCTTTACTCAGAAAGCCAGTTGTAAATCCCAGGGCATCAAAGATTGTTACCGTGGCAAAAGTAAATAATGCTTGAAGAAACCTTTGAAAAGGGAGAACTGTTAGAAGTCGTTCAATGGGCTGAACGTCTTGATCCACCATGGCTCACCCAAAGTATTCATAGCGAATATGAGAGACACAAGTATGCTGGACAGAAAGTGATATTTTTGTTAACAGATAATAAACACTTTGCTAAAATACTAGGAAGCGATGGTGTTGATATAATCGCGAAAGAGTTTTTACGGCGAGGCTGAAATGAAATGGCTGTTATTGATTGGTACACTAGTAACACTTCCAGTGATAATCTTTACAGGCTATATCGTATTAAAACTTTTCTTTGTCAGTAAAAGCGAATACACCGACTTCGACTTATAATCTTTACATTTCTTCACACTTTAATTGCACTTTTCCTATTGACTTTTGCTCCCATTGTGCTAAATTGCACATGTAACGAGATGAGGGAAACAGGAGGAAAAATGTCATATAACGGAACTGTTCGTTGCTCTTATTGTTATCAAAAAGGTCACAACCGTCGCACTTGTCCAGAGCTTAAAAAATTCATTGAAGAAAACCCAGACAGTTGGCGAGCAGTGCAAGCCAGAGACGCCAAGGCGCGTGCTTCAAAGCGCAAGTGTAGTTGGTGCAACCAGTCCGGTCACAACGCTCGGACTTGCCCTGTCAAGGCTGAGATGACCCGTGTCGTCAAGCAGAACAATGATGTGACATCGGAGATTGCCCAAAAAATCCTGACTAGGTTTGGTATCGGGCGAGGTGCTGTTGTCCGGTTTGATGAATACGGTGGCGAGCGAGGAAACGTTGGCATCGTTCTTGGGTTTGTGCCTGATAACTGTGCCAGCGTCTACAGTCACGGTAGTTCTGGCACCTTCCGTGAGCCAAAGCTTTGGGTCTGGCGACAAGACCTCGGTCAGAGGGTTGAGGCTTGGATGCCCTGCCCTCCTGAAGGGGCTTGTAATGAGCTTCGGAACACTGTTAAAGATTATGATCCAGAAATGGAAAAAGATGTTAGGAACTACAGTGCCATCGCCAGTTGGGGCTTTTCAAACACCAAGCTGGTCGTTCCAAGTCGTGTGCCTCCTGAGCCGGTCTCGACAACGCGCTTTGTGCTCGCTGATGGTGCTAGGCACTACACGCCGTCGCAGGTTGAGGACACAAATAAACTCGCTGGCAAGGTGCTAGCTGCGCTGGTGGCAGAAGAAAACAAAAAGGAGAAAAAATAATGCACTACTTGGAAAAAGAGTTCAAAGATTTCGTTGCAGAGATTGAAGATATCGTTCACACTCACTATCGAGAGAAGTTTCCAAGGCTGACCATCCCAACCATTGGCTTTGATAATGGTCGCAAGTACTGGCGAATCTGGACAAAATCTGGTTCGTCTAGGTCTGTTTATGGCTTTGTTCGTAAAGACGACGGTGCTATTCTTCGCGCTGCAACTTGGAAAGCGCCTCAGACCAAAACAAAGTCTGCTGTTCGCGGTTACATTACGGACGAGGATCGAAAGGATCATTGCACCGAGTACTCAATCCGGTACGCTGTTTAGGGGAGAAGACATGCACAAACAACAACTAGAAACTTGCAAAGGATTAATCACGACCGACTTCTTGCTTAACGCAGCGGAGGAGGGGCTCGTGGGAGATGAAACCTTTGAATCTATGGCAGCAGTCATCAATCTTCTAAATCTGGGGATGGTGGAAGTTGTCTATGATGATCGAGTCGCCGGTATAACCATCAAGGCAAAGGAAAATGGAAATGTTGAAATTTTCTAAGGGCGACACCATTAGGTTGTCTTTCTATGACGAGTATAAATCCAAGCGCAACTTTCACGAGACAATCATTGTAACTGAAGTAATAACCATTTCTAATGGCAAAACTATAGTCGAGGTTAAATGGGCGAATAGCGGGTCGCCTGATTTATACTACGCTCGTGAGCTTGAAGAAAAGATTATTTCTGGAAGGGCAGAGTACATTCCAGTATGCGCTGAGAAATAATAATAATCTTTACATTTCTTAACAAATAAATGCTTGACTTTTTCGCTGAGTTTGGTAATATGAGTTTGTCTTTGAGAGAGGAGAAACATGAGTTGGTCAGGAACTGTCAGGTGTGGATTCTGCGGCGAAGAGGGGCACAACCAGCGCACCTGTGAGCGTAGACATGAGTGGCTTGCTACCAACGCAGAGCGTGGAGCGCTTTGGGCGAAGCAAGAGTTGGCTGCGGAGGAGAAGAAAAAGAAAGCTGTGAGAAGATGCAAGTGGTGTGGACAACCCGGTCATAACCAGCGTACATGTCCAGTAAAAAAATACGTTAACAGCCGTATCCCCAGAGCAAAAGAGCTTTATGAAAAAATCCTCAGAGCGACTCACGGTGCTCGATGGGGCAAAGGGACGTTTATTAAAGCTACCGAGCAGTATCGAGAAAATGAATCTGCTATCGTTACTGGGCTTTCCAAGCGTGCCGATATCGGTGGCATGGCTCCATACGAACAAGTCCGAGAGAAGCTTTACAATGGCGCGGATTTGAGTCGCGCCTTTGGCGAGTTTGAGCATGTCAAGTGGCGACTACAGAACGCTCTAAGTTGTCAACTCCTTGTTCGCACAACGTCAGGTAAAGACCAATGGGTTACTCCTCCAATGACTGAGTATGAGATCCCACAGCTTGGAGTCTGTGTTGGTGGCTTCGCTTCAAAGATAGACATCACTGCTGCGGTTCCAGATAGAGGAGACACGCCCGTTAGTGTGCGGTTTAATATCGAGCCCAGCACAACTAAAGAAGAAATCGATGCAGATATCGAATGGCTGGAGTACATCTCCGAAAACGTAAGGGCTACAAATGCACAGATTTAGACGAGGAGACCTTGTTGTTCACTCTATCATGAATGACACCGGCATGATACTTGAGGTGCTTTCGCAAGGACTGGATGAGCCAGCGATTTATCGAGTGTTGTGGAAAGGAATGAATGATACCATTGAGGTAGCTTCAGATCTAGTTAGTTGGAAACAACATAGAAAAAATATTAATAAAAGGAGTAAAAAATGAAATGGGACTGGAAAAGTGATTTGGTAGGATTTGGCGTTGTTTGGCTAGGCGGTGTTCTTATGGGCATTGGTCTAATGTTGTCAAACGGCACCACGGATACTCAACGTCATGATGAACAGGTGTCCAAGTGCCTAAACGTGGCACAAAAGTGGTGTCCTACTGACGCCCATCGACAGCATCGCTTTGAGTGGTGCATGAAACAATGGAAACAAAAATGAAATGAAAAGAGGTGATTTAGTCCGTATTGACACGGACGAACTTGGATACGCTTATGGTGACTCTTCGATGAGCCGCAAGCAGGAAACGCTGAAGGCGATTGTGTTGGAGGACTACACTGGCGACAAGCTAGTAAAAGTCTACGTGCCTTCGCTTGGGGAGAAGCGAACATATCACGCTTCCCAAGTTCAACTACACAAAAGAGCACAACGTCCTAAGCGCCCGTTCTTGTCGAGAATAGATACAAATAAAACAAAGAGTCCATCTGATGAATCTGAAAGAAATGATTAGCAAGTTCATTCAAGAGTTTTCATTGAGTGAAGAATATGAGATTGAGATTAACCAAGATGATAGTGGTAAAACACTAGACGTGACTGTACCCCAGGCATACGCAAAAGACGCCAGGAAAAAACTTCCCCGTCGATGGAGAAAACTCAGGGTGCTGGTCATGTTCAGACGAAAGCGTGAATTTGTTGAGGACAATGAAAAAGAAAAACACACTAGAATATCCAATGTCAACACTTAGCGCACCCGTTAAGCCAAATGATATTGTTCAGTATAAAACAAAGCAAAGAACAATAACGGAGCATTATGCTAATGAACAGTTAGAGAAGCTAAGAGAACAAGCAGAGGTTATTCAACGTCAAGCTTTACAACTTCAAGAGAGAGTAAGGTTGGCTAACATTATTGATGCAGCCTTGTTCAACTTTGAACCCAAGTGTAAACAACCCTACTTTCTTTATCAGGAGAGTGGGGTTCATCGCCTTTCACTTATTGACCCACAAACGTGGTCGAACTGTCCGTGGGAGTTTGTTGGTTCGGTTGTGCAGCTAGCTGATGGAACCTGGGATTGGCTTCCTGCCGAGGACAATTAAAATGATTATAAAGGGAAGAGTATATAAGCTATTATACATAGACGATGAAGATATGCCCTTTCCTCATGTAAAGAAACTATTACCCCAGCCATTAGTATTAGCATTAGAAAATGAAAGAATAACAGGAGGAGTAGGTAAGGTAACAGTGCTGTATAAAGGGGAGTCATTAGAGGTTCCTGTATGGCACCTTTTTGACCCCAATGATGTGGGGGGTAATGTGTAATACACGGTGTAACTTATTTGTGATAGAGTGGGAAGGATTGGATCAATATGGGCAAATGTGGTAAAGACTGTGACGCATACTGTGATTCATGCCTGTACTTGCCCCAGGAGGGGGGCATAAGTCAAGAACTTTATTACAGATTCACAGGAACGAAAAAAGTTGTTAAGAAATGTAAAGATTGCACAAAAACCCTTGACTCTGACGCACAATGTGTTATATTGCTTATGTAACTGAGATGGGAAAGCGCTTCGCGCATTGGAGGAAAGAATGGCTATCGATTTCAAAACCTTTAACCTCGTTGTTGACCACGTTCTGCGTGACAAAAAGCCCGTGATGATTCGCGGACGTCACGGTATTGGTAAGTCACAGGTTGTTTACCAAACTGCTGAGCGACTGGGTTTGCCAGTTGTAGAGCGTCGTGCTTCACAGATGACTGAGGGTGACTTGATGGGTCTCCCAGAAGTTAGCAACGGTTGCACCACATGGCTTGCTCCAGACTGGTTCAAAGAAGCGTGTGACAAGCCTGTCATGCTTTTCCTTGATGAGGTTGACCGTGCTATCCCTGAAGTGCGTCAGGGCATCATGGAGTTGACTGACTCTCGTAAGATGAATGGTTTTCATCTCCACCCTGACACTCTCGTTATGGCTGCGGTCAATGGCGGTGAGGATTGTGCAGGTGCTTACCAAGTGAGTGAGCTTGACCCTGCGGAGCTTGACCGTTGGGTTGTGTGGGACATTAACCCCACTGTGGAAGACTGGTTGACTTGGGCAAAAGATAATGTCCACACTCTGGTTTGGGACTTCATTAACCAGAATCGTAACCACCTTGAGCACAATGAGGATCCAGAGCCTAACAAGGTTTACCCTTCGCGTCGTTCTTGGCATCGTCTAAACGACTGTCTTGTTGGTGGTGGTCTTGTTGAGGGTAAAGATAATCTAGATGTTGTCTTTCATCTCGCTTGTGGATATGTTGGGTTTGAGGCTGCTGTGACGTTTAAAGACTTTGCACAGAACTACGAAGCCCTTCTTACTCCAGAAAAACTTCTTGATGGTCAAGCACAGAAAGCTGCAAAGCTTGATACACACAAACTAAACGCTCTTAATGAGAAGTTGGTTGTGTTCTTGGGTGAGAACGAGTTGGATGATGCACAGGTTGAATCGCTTGCAGAGTACTTCTCGGTCATTCCTGCTGAGCTTTCGATTCACTTCTGGGGTCAGGTGGCTAACGCTGCTCCTGCTGTGCTCGACAAGTTGCACACAAAGCAGGTTGCTGGTAAGCCCTTCGGTCTGTTCATCGCTGATTTGCTTGGGTAAAATCGGCGTTTCAAGGCTCTGAGTTAGGGGTGCCCCTAAAGGAGCATTAAGTTTAGAGACACACAGTCTCCTCCCAAGCCTCATCTCCTGTGTGTCTCGCGGGTTGGTCGCAGTGACCAGCCCGTTTTTTTATCAAAAACCGCATTCTGAGGCGTAGCGATTAGGGTACCTTCTAAGCGAGCATTAAAAAAAACTTTATGAAGAAATGTAAAGATTGTTAAAATACGCTTGACATTTGAGCCACATTTGGTATTCTACATATGTTCTTTGAGAGGAGTTCAGGATGCATCAAGAGTTTGACCTTTCACAAGAGTTGGTAAAGCTGCTCCACGATGAGCCGTTCTATGCTGCTCTGTCACGCAGGATGGATAAGCGCTTAGTCACAACGATTCCGACAGCGGGTGTCCGACTAAACCCTCAGACAGAAAGCTTTGAGCTTGTGGTCAATCCCAAGTTCTTTGAGGAACTTCCTCAGCCACAGCGTAAAGGGATTTTGTTCCACGAGTTCTGGCACATTATCTTGGGACACGTCACGGGTCGCATCCCTGACGGTGTGAACTTCAAAGCTTGGAACATTGCTACTGACTTGGCTATCAACAGTCTTCTGACAAAGGCTGGCAAACAGCGTGACCTACTTCCTGAGAACTGTTGTCTCCCAGGTGAGGGACCGTTTGAAAAATACCCTCACGGACTGTCCGCTGAGAAGTACTTGAAGATGCTTAAAGAGGATGCACAGAGTGAAAGCGAAAACAATGAAGACGGTGAAGGTGATGGTTCCGAGGGGAACTCATCGGGCGGTGGTCAAGACGGGGATTCTGATCAACAGGGTCAAGGTGGGGCTGGCGGTGCCGAACCACTCGATGACCATAGTGGCTGGGAAGAAAGTGAGGGAAGTTCCACTGCTGCTGAGATTGCTAAAGAAAAGATGAAGGACGTCATGAAGCAAGCTGCTGAAGAAGCGGCTGCTGGTCGTGGCTTTGGTTCGTGCGAGGGCAAAGCAAAAAAGATTATTATTGACAGTATTAAGACAAAGGTAGACTGGAAGAAAGTTCTCCGAAGCTTTGTTAATACTTCAGTAAGGGCTAACCGTCGTCACACTATTAAACGAATCAATAAACGATTCCCTTACATTCATGCTGGTACTAAGGTAAAGCGAGAAGCAAAGATTGCTGTGTGCATTGACCAGAGTGGTAGTGTGGATGACACGATGCTCGTCAAGTTCTACGCAGAGTTGAACAAGCTGTGTGACCTAGTGAGCTTTGATATCATTCCTTTTGACAGTAGCGTGGGTGAGAAACACATCTACACTTGGAAGAAAGGTCAAAAGCGAAACTGGGAACGGGTGATGTTCGGTGGTACTTGCTTTGATGCGCCTACGAAATATGTGAACGAAAACAAGTACGACGGTATGGTTGTGCTCACAGACATGTTGGCTCCTAAACCAAAGCGTGCCAACTGTAAACGACTGTGGATGACAACTGCCGAGTATGCTGACCGTCCTTACTTCAATCCTGCTCCTGAGCGTATGATTGTTGTAGACTAGGGGAAGAGATGAAAGAGTTAATCGGTGAAGTATTTTGTGTAGCATTTTGCTTGACATGTTGGCTAGGATGGTATATAATACTATAGAGAGGTAAGAATGTACGACCTGTTTGTCACACTGTGGGCGACAGCTTGTTCAATGCTGTTGTTTGTTCTGTGGTACTTTGGGGGGTAGACCCCCCTCCCCCCTACCCCGGCTACCGGAATATATGTGGTTAGGGGGCTAACCATCGGGCGGGTCTTATATGGTACACGAACGACACACGGGTAATTTTTCGAGATTTGAAAATTTTGCCCCAAGAATTTTTTGAGATTTAAGCAATGAGTAAATTCAAAGCACAGTCCGAGATACAACGTGGTATGGTCATTGAGGTCAAACACACTTGGCGCAACACCCACACCACAGGTCTTGTAGTAGAGAAGGAAAACGAAAACATCGTTTATATGAATAAAGATGGTGAGTTAAAAGCGTGTCACTGGTCATGGGTGCGTAAGAGAGATGCTTAAAAGGGGTGACTTAGTAAAATATTCAAATGGAACGACACAGCCACGGGGTTACTTCCGTGGCATTGTTGTACGCACAGCCCCCGAACCACATCGTTCAGGATTATATTTCATTTGGTGGACACCTTTATCGCGCATAGTTTTAACGTATTATGAAGACATCGAAAAAATATAAGCGCAGGATCGTCCGAGACCGTATAGAAGAGGGAGACGGAATATCCCAACGGTTTGCCACACCCTTGCATATCAAGCGGGGCATGATGTGTCTCGTAAAGGTGGACAATGGCGCATCACAGAACAGGCTAGTGAGATGCATCATTATTAGATTAGAGTACGACATGCCGAAAGACGTGCCTGTACCATTTGTTAAACACTTGCGGGACGACGGCAAAGTGTCACTCAGGCATTGGTCATGGTTTAGGGAAATAAAAAAGGACCGTCGCCCTTCGGGCGACAATCCCTCCTAACGCGAGTTAAGCATTTACCTACACGCGAGTGTCTTTGAACTGCATTTCGGCTCGCAGCTTGTCTTCTAGGTACTTCTGTTTCATTGTGTCGAGACCTTGGTCAAGCTTATCAAGAGCCTTTTCCAGCTTCTCTTGATTTTCTTCAGCAAGTTCCTTATTCTTTTTCACAACGTCAACGACATTTTTGTTAAGGTCGTCGTAGCGTTGTTGAAAGTTGCCTCTCATTGAGTGGTTGCTCACAAGCAATGATAAGGTCCACATTCCTAAAATACCGTATTCAACTAATCCGTTTAGCGCTTCCATCCATGTTACCCTCCATGGTTGATGTTTAAAATAAATAGTTAGGCACAAATGTTAAGAAATGTAAAGATTATTAAAAAATCGCTAAAAATGCTTGACGATTGACCCACACTGTGGTAAAAAGGTTATGTACTTTGAGAGGGAAATATGGCAAAACGTCGATCACGTCACTATGGTAGAAACATGTTAACCGCCGAAGACCGATTGCGATTTAAGCGCGAGCGCGAAGCGCTCGTAGGCTCCATTATCACGCAACATCCGTTTCGTGGCGCACTGGTTGTCGAGCACGTCCGTGGCTCACAATATTTGATTCGTATGCCTGACGGTGAAGAACTCTTTGTGTCACACAAGAAACAAAAGTTTAAGAAAGAAGACGGAACAGCCATCTCCTCAACAGGTTGGCGATTGTGGGAGAACCGTCGATATAAAGTGGTGACTCGATGAAAAAGGGTGACTTGGTAAGACGCGCTCTTGATCCAATGCCAGTTGGTGTTGTGGTCCGCGTCGAAGACGCGGAAACCTTTGACGGTCATATTTACCACGTCCGTTGGGCAAACTGTGACACTGTTTTGTGGTACTCACGGGGCGAACTAGAGAATGTGAACAAATGTAAAGATTGGAAAAATTATCGCGAAAGTGCTTGACATTTGCAGCACATTTGGTAATATACAGTTGTTCTTGAGAGGAAAACATGTTTAGACGATACGACGAAAATGGATATGAGCGGTACAATGACTACCCCCGTGACATTTACGGTGGCATGGATGAGTACCCCAACTACTGGCACCAGCCTGAAGACCTTGAGACTCAGTACCGCGAGGCGGGTATGGTGCTTTGCAAAAAGACTTGGACATGGGTTCTGCCCCATCAGTTAGAGAATGACCAATGAAAATCACAGAACTGCTTCACATTATTGTTAAAGTAACTGAACCCACCATGACACGGATGGAAGCATTTCACGCGGTCAAAGCCGTTGTGCCAATCATGGATTGGGAAACTTTCAAACGCATTCGACCCTTAGCCGAACGGAAGCGCAAATGAGACGTGGTGACTTAGTAAAAACTATTCCCGGTTGGTGTACTCCCCAGCGCACAGGTCTCGTTATTGGCGAAGAAGCCTCTGGCGAGTGGGTCAAGATTCGCTGGGCTGTTGAAGACAAAATCGATGGTCTGGATGCTTGGCAACCTATTCGTAAGTTGGAGAATGTTCGATGAAGATTGGCGATTACGTCAAACTAAAACCTGGAGATAGCCTCACTCCAGAGCAGCAAAAGAAGCGTGGGGTTGTTATTAAAAAGCTGGGTGACAGGAATGTCGCTTGGGTTGTGGCGTGGACCAACTCACACAGGGGAGTTTATTACTCCCACCAGTTGAGGCTTGCGTATGTTTAAGAAAGGCGACCTTATTCGCACAGATGTCAAAAAATGGTCTTACAAAGTTTGGACCGGCGTTGTGCTTCAAGTTATGAGTGACGGTGAATGGCTTTATGTCCGCATGACCGAACCCGATGACGGCGGCGGTTCATATAAAGATTGGGTTCCGGCTGATGTATGCAAGGTTGTGAAATGAAGTTTAAACGCGGAGACCTTGTTCACTCAAGGAACCAAAGTTTTCTTCCTTGGACCGGCGTTGTACTACAATGTCAACCTGATGAAGAAGGCACACCCTATGTTCAGGTGCGAAGAACAAAACCAACCACACTTGGTGAATGGGTTGTTTGGGAAACTGAAGAAGATGTGAGGCACAATGAAACGCGGTGACATAATGTTGGCATCCCCCCACGCAGTGTATTCACGGCAACGTCTAGCTCACGGGGAAGAGCGCTCCTGTGGCGGCAATGACCCTGAAGGACGCTTGTTGGTTATGCTTGTGGAACCACTACGGGACTGCGCTGCATGGCGTTGCTATTCGCCCGAGTGCAAAGCAACTTATTCTTTTTGGGAGTATGAGCTTGAAGCGCGGTGACCTATTTCGTAATATCAAGACTGGACAGAGCATTGTCTTTCTTGGTATGGTAGATGATACTCCCGGTGGTTGTTACCATTTTTGGCACTGGAAGTTCAAAGACACATATTTTAGCGTATCGGGTTGGGAACCTGAAAAATGGGAGCTTGTTCGATGAAGTTTAAGCGAGGCGATTTGGTTGAAGCTAACTTTTTTGCGAACAAGTGGCACAAAGCTATTGTCCTAGAAGTGAGAGACCCAACAAAGATTGAAACAAAATGTATTGGTCGCGCCGCACTCGCTAACACAAAGGTATACAAGATTCGTTACATCGGATCAGACATTGTGCAACAAAGGTTTCATTGGAGCATTCGATGAAAAGCGGTGATTTGGTTCGGCTTACCGGAACTTCAAAGATTGGTTTGGTGTTGGACGTTCTTGAAGCACAAGGTGATAGATGGACGTGCGGCGTCTGGTGGATTCACAGTCAAAGAAAGGGTCGAGCATGGATGCACGCTTTGGAACCCTTTACCCCGCAGGGCGATTGTGAGCGTTAGAACGGCGATTTTGGAGAAAAATTTTTCGACGATCGGTGAGTCATGTTAAAAAGAAGTTTCAAACGCGGAGATCTAGTTATATCCCAGACTCGGGACTGGCGTGGTCTTGTGCTTAGTGTTCGCGATGACAAAGTTTTTGTTTTGTGGGACTACGGCAAGTGGCGTTGGGTACCCGCGCAGAGCCTGAGACATGCATAGGAGAAAGCAAGTGGTACTAAAAGAGTATCTAAAAATCTGGAATCCGCTTGTAAACTATCGAAAACAACCTGAACTTTACCGCATTGGCAAAGGACAACAGGGTGTTTTGATCTGCCAACCATACAAAAGTGAGATCTTGCCGCACTGGCGATTTAAAACTCCAGCCGAAGCCGATGTATCGTCTCGCACAATCCTATCAATGTTCTACAATTATTTGCATCAGGGTGACTTTGTAGGAGCCGACATGGCTAAGAAGTACCTTCATATGGGTTTTACCCGTGCAAGGCGTTACGCCAACCATAGCGACGGAAGGAAGTATGATTCCGAGGGCTTTGTCCTGCCACAAGAAAAGGACGCACTAACAAGTGACAAGGCAAAGAGTGCAACAATATTTTATCATTGTTGGAAAACTGCCAGAACCAATCCAAAATATTTAAAACTAAAAGCAGCCCACAAGAAAAAGTACAAACAATAAGACACAACTATTTATTATGTTCTAGGAGGAACACTAATGAAGAAGATTGAACTACAAGAACTCGTTAAAGAAGAAATGCGAAAAATATTACAAGAGGAAAAGTTACGTATTGCCGAAGATAATATCGACCACCTTGCTCAAGCATTTTTCTCTATGGGCTTCCTCGCTAGTTACAGCGATAAAATGGATTTAAGCCACGTTAAAGAGATGGCTAATGAGTTGAAAAGCGACGAAGACAAAGAAAAAGCGCGTAAAGCTTTGAGTCGTGGAGCAACAGTTCTCGGTGTCATCGACGACGATTAATCTCCAAACAAATTTTAACTTATTTCAGTGGGGAGGCAGTAGCCTCCCTTCTTTTTTGGTGACTACTTATCTTACATGAAAAATATATTTCAAAACTGGCGACGTTTCCTAACTGAGAATGTTACCGTTAAAGTTTTAGGCTACGTTAAGCCCGACTCAGCATTTTATACGTTGGGTGAATGGGAACTTTTCGTTGAGCGTATGTTAGAGCTTCAAAAAGAAGGCAGTAGTGTCCGTGGTGGCAAAATCGAAGGCGTAGATGAGTTTGTTGATTTAATAAATTCTTTCTTTTCTTTCCAGCTTAACGTAGAAGTTGAAAGGTACGACTTACTAACTCGCAAGAATGTTATTGATTTTATTGAGGATTTTATTAATCACCGCTTCTGGGGCTTAAAACGCGAATATGGCAGTTATTTCACAGACATAGACAAGCTTCGTTTTGCTTTTTTCTACTCTCGTGGCGACATGGAACCTTACGTTCTCATCGATGACGAGTTCACAACACAAGTTTACGGCGGTTTGGACAACCCACTAGAACTGAAGCACTATACTTCTGAAGATGGTATTAAAAGAATCCAAAGAGCTATTGACGAAGGCGATGCTTTTGATATATCTGCCTTCACAGTAATGACCAAGCCATTCTTCAGAGAAACTTCAGATAAAGTCATTACATTCAAAGGCAATGTCCGTGCAGCATTCCGTAGCGATGTCAAATCATTTGCTACGTCAACTGGTCGCAAAGCCGTCAATCTGTATCGCTTGGAGTATCCCGGCGAAGAAGAAAACATTTGCCCAGACTTAGAAACACTGTGCGCTGATGATACAGAGACTTCCTTGTGGAATGAAATCATTGCAACGCCAATGGAAATCCTCAAAGTCGAAGATGTACCAGAGGAACTAAACGAATACCCCGGCGACGATGACATTGACCCAGATGAGCCTTACGGTGATGACCTTTTTGTGGCTGGCGACGGTGAAACAGACCTTGAACGCTTTCGGTGGTCGCAAAAGACCGTAGCAAAGTTGAGAAACTTTATCAAGAACACAAGCACAAGAAACAAAACAGAACTTTACGACAAACTAAAACAAATACAAGCTATGGCTGATGAAGGAACACTTGACAGTTATTACGACGAACTAAAACCACCAGCAGGTAAAGTTTACCGTGGTATTTTTGTTCCAGCAAAGACTGCTATGTCTTGGGGGCTTTTAGACCCAAACAATCTACCAGAAGAAGGCAAACTACAAAAAAAGGATAACTTTGTTTTTAAAGGTAGTTGGTATCCTTCTGGACTTACTTCTTGGTCATACGACCCCTCCGTGGCTTCTAGCTTCGTCGATCTTTATTCTGATGAATCAGAAGATGGTGAAAAGTATGTTTCTATTGTTTTAGCCGCTGACGCTGCCGATGTGGGCTTTATTTTGAACCACAAAAACGTAAAAATGTTAGATGATGCTGGTGAGGAAGAAGTTTTATTTATTGGTGACGAGGTTGGCACAACTGCTTACTACAAATACTACGATGGTGGTGACGACAGATACGATGCAAGTGAGATCAAAGCCAGTGAACTAAACGAAGACGAAGAAGCCCGAGCAAGTTTTGCTAGGGGTTTGGAAAAAGTCTCACTTAAAGACCCAGATGTGGACAGCAGTAGGTATCAGCGTGTCCCACGAAGGTCAACTAAAAAAGACTACGCCAAGGCTGGCAGAGCCATAAAGCAACTTTACGCAAAATTAGCCGATAGAGCATTTCTCAACTCCCTGAAAACTGTTCACTGGGGTGGACGTGCTGAAATGATAAACATTATCAAGAACTACCAGAATCTCAAACGAGATGAGTTAAGCGCGTCGGCTTACCTTCCAAGCGAAGATGTTTATAAAGTGGGTCCATTTGGAATGGACTTTGGCGTTCTTATCAAAGGCTATATTACGCTTCTCGCTAACAACATGGATGACATTTCCTCTGGTAGTGGCAAAGCATATAAAGAAGAACTACCACCTGAAAGAACTGCTTCTTCTGGCGCAAACAAAGGCGTCGGTAGAGTTCGGTATCCCGGCG